ATATTATTGAATTATAGTAATATATATATTAAAAAAAATAATATATATATATACCCGTTATATTTTTATATATTTAGATATTCACTTTATTTTTATTTTTACTTTTTTTAAAATTTGACATTCACACTAAAATAAACTATAATATTCTTATTAGTAGCAAGTAAGGCTATGATAAATTACCCTAGGCTCTATTTATTATCCTCAAATGACTTGCTCTTTATAATTATTAGAGAACAGTTATTTAATTTAACTGCGTATCTGTCAAAGGTTTGTTATACCGATGGGAATTTTCTCATAAAATAACTACTTTACCTATGTGGTATGCATGCTATAACTACATCTTATAGGTAGAATTAAACAGTAGAGTCATAAAGATTCTACTGTTTTTAAATGTTTAGGTACACTTTAATTTTTACCCCAAAAATTTTTGAGGTACACTTTGATTTTTTAGAAAAATTTTTGTGAGGGGTCGGACATAATATTTTATATACACTTTGTCACCCCTGCCCTTTGCCGAATACACCATAATACATATTATGGTGCATAAACGCTACAAGCTAGACTACATAAGGGTTTACAAGTCTAAGTAGTCAGTTACTTCTCCGACTACTGTATTTTGTACGTTATTAATCTGTACATTGGTTGTATTGCCATCCCCTATGAGCTTGGCTATCTGTGCCATTAATTTTATCGCATTGAGGCTCGTTGCACGCTCTCCAGCTCCGCTCTTTTTGGATTCCTCAAAGAGTGTTACAAGCTCCTCAAGGATTTTTGTTTTATTCAAAACTACATTTTTTTGTACACTTTTTTTTGTTTCATCTTCGAGGGCTTGCAGTCTTGTCTTAATCTTGTCTTTATTTAATAAATTAGATGCCCGTGGGTATAAACTTGTGTCTTTCCATTTTTTTGCGGTTGGGTAGGCTTTTAAAAAAGCTTTTGATGCTATACCGTTGGCATGGTATTCTAAACAAAAAGTCTCCTCTTGTGGAGTCAATCCCCATTGATTTAATTTTCTGCAAGCCATTCCATGCCCTCCATACTAAAATAATACATTATACACTAATAATAAGTCAAGCATGGCATGGTTGTAAATATATTTTATTAAGATATATTAAGCAATTATAAACCTAAAATAAAATTGTAATAATTTTTAACAAAAAATTTTTTCTTAATATAGTTGAGTTTTAGCCGTTTTTATCCTTTATTTGATGTATTTATTATAAAATGGGGGTTGAAATTAAAATATAAAGAGTTATAATAATAGTAGATGAAACGATTGAAAGGCGGTCAATATGATTAAAGAAATTTTAAACAAGTTTAACGAGTACAAAACAAGCGTTCAATTTTCCCTTAATGAATGGGACAAAATCAGCGACAAAAGTATTTGCGAAATTATGGAAACCCAACAAGGCAATATAAAAATGAAAATTATCTTTAATGATTTTGGAGCATATTTATTAAATTATCAAGATGGTGAACTTGAGGGGCAATATTTAAGAATTAAATAATAATGTAAAGAGAAACGAAAGGCGGACAGAATGAAACAGTTAGACAACATTTTTAATTTATTTTGGACTATTGAGGAATATTTAAACAAGGATTTAAATTTATCAAAAACTTTCAGAAATGCGTGTATTAAATATTTAAACTATGACCCTGAATAAAAGTTCTTTATATTGCGGGCATTAAATAGATGCCCCATATATAGAGAATTAAGGCCAAGCCTCCCGCCTATGAGAGGGGGCAAGAAAAGGCGGTAAAAAATGAATATGAACGAATTAAAAGAAAAATTACAAAATTATGGTTTTGAAAAGTTAAATCTTGTTAGAAAATTTCACCATGTAACAAACGGCGGCGATGCGGTTTATGAATTAAATCTTTTTAATGTTGAAGGGAATAAACTTTATCAAGTAAATTATTTGTTAAAGGGCATGAATTGTATCAGATTTAATAAGCATGGGTATTGTTTCGGGTGTTCTCAAGTTTGGGATTATATTGCGTACTATATTCCAGAATTAGAACAAACAAGACTATAAGAGGGTTAAAATGTTAAAAACAGTAAAGCTGATAACGGAACAAGGAACAATATGGGCAACTTCAGTAAATGGAAGTTTGGAAAATGAGGAAATCGCAAAATATTTTATGAATAACTTTTTTAATGTTGGTGTATTTCCTAAAGAAAAGTTAGAAAAAGTAATTAAAATAGAGTTTTTAAAATAAGGCGGTAAACAATGAAAAAACATGAAATGATTACAGAATTAAAAAGAATTGCAGAAGAAAAAGAAATAAATCTAAAATTTTTAAATTTGGCAAGCTATAACAAAAATATGCTTGAAAGTATTATTAAATGTTTTAAGTTATCAGATGAAGAAATGACTAAAAAATTTAATGACTTTCGAATTAAATACCCCGCAAGTGCAGAAAAATTAAAAAATAATTTTCTTTTTAATGGTTGGGGTAGATATTACATTTATACAACGGTTTAAACAGATTTTCAAGCCCCTACCGCCTTGGGGGCTTGCCCTACGGGGTAATAAGGCGGTAACAGTAAATAAAAAAGTGAGGTAAAAATGTATAAATTAGAAAGCAATAAAAAAGACTATATAACACAAACGGCAAGAAAATATTTCAAATATGCTCTTGATTATGTTTTAAATCAATACAACGAAGCAAAAAACGGAAATATAAAAGAGGGATTTTTAAATGCCTGTACAGTCAATAAAATTAGTTTTATTTTTGATTTTGATAATAAAACTGTAGCAATAAAAAGCAATCAAGATGACAGATTTTATAAGCATAATTTAATTGAAGCATAACGGAAGGATAAAAGAAAATGAAACGAACAAAACTTAAAAAAGTAGCATAACAAAAACAGGAAAGGCGGCAACAGATGAAAATCTACAAAACAAAAAAAGAAGAATTAAGACAAAAAGCGATAAATTGGCAATATGCACAAAGTAAGCATGATTTTAATTTGATGATTTTATCAAAAGTAAGTTTTTATTTTATGCAACAGGGCAAAAAATACGGACTTATTAAAGAATTTAAAGAAAATGCAATTATATAAGAAAGGTGGCACGAAATGACAGAATACAAATATAAAAATGTAATTAAAAAAGGGCTGAAACATACGCAAAAAATATATGATGAGATGACGGACTGGAACGAACATGGCGAGGCGATAAGATTAATTTGTGAATATTTTGAAGCCGATAAACTTATAAACATAATGGAACACATAAACGCTTTACATGATTTGTATGGACATCTTCCGAAGGCGTTAGGCGATTTAAGAAATGAAGTATGGGAAGAAATAGCCCCGAAGTATTACAAACATTTTAAGGGCATAGACATAGAAAAATATCAAAATGAACCATTTTAAAAAATTAAAGGCGGTCTAAAATGAGCGAAAACAATGTAAAAAAATTATGCGGTTATATGTACGACTGTACACGACAAGCAATAAAAAGCAGCAGTTTTAACAATTTAAGCAGTAACAAGGATAATAAAATCGTAATAACTGATTTAACAGAGTTTGCAGGCGATGACAAAGAAATTATCGAGCTTATGACAAAATACGCTTTAAACGGTTCTACAATGGATTTATTATTTTCTGATATTTTTATCAAAGGCGAAAAAGGGAAAAACAAATTTTATAGCCCTTTGCTATATAGTGAGGCGAAATTATACAGAGATGGCGACAAAATAAGACTTGAAAAAGAAGAAAATCAAAGTTTAAATCTTGGCATTATTGCGAATTTATGCGAAGGGGAAGAAGAAGAAATACAAAATATAATAGAACAATTAACCAATATTGAAGCATGCGACTTGCTAACGGTTATGAATGGTTTGTTAAATATGGAAGGCATGGAAATTATAAAACAAAATGCTATCATTTTAGCAGCATTGCCGAACAGCACAGCAGGGCTTTTGAGCGAATTAAAACAAATAGCAGAATTATATTAAGAAATGTAAATATTATAAAATAGGTATTGACATTATAATAAAAATAGTTTATACTAATAGTATAAAGAACGAAACGAAATTAAAAAGTAAAGGCGGTAAAAGATGAAACGAAAATTAACAGAACTTGAAAAGATTGAAGAAAAGATTTTGTTTTTAGAAAGACAAAAAAGACTTAAAGAACAAAACTTTGAAAAAGAAAAAGAAGAATTTGAAAATTATGTGAAAAGACATAAATCTTTAAGATTTGATGAAATCCGTTCTTGTGATACTAAAAAACTTGCACAGATTTATAAATATTTTGATGATAAATACCCAATTGATTTTCAAGGTGGTTTAAGAAACGATATTAGAGGCATGGCTTTGTGTTACTGGTGTTTTGATAAAGGCGATTATTTAATTTTACATTTATCATCAGACCATGACAACCTTTTTATGAGCGGTTCAACTTCATGGCTTGTATATGCTCCGACACTTGAAGAAAAAATTGAAAAAATAAAACAAATAAAAAAAGATATGTTAAAAATTTTAAAATAAATGAGGTGCAAAATGATTAAAATAAAAAACATCACAAAAAAAGCAGGATTTACGAAGGAACAGCAAGCAGATATTGCAGAACAAGTTATTAAGGTATTAAATAATAAAAAAAGCCTTGATAAAGTTGAAAATGTTTTATTTAGTGAATTTCATGGTGATTTTAAAGCATTTGAAAGAAAAGTTTTAAAAAGTGGAATATATGAAGCAAAAATGGATGGGCAATATTCACGATATGATAATGAAATTATTATTACTGTTAAAAATACCCGTTGCAAATATATATTAAATAATTCTTTTGAGATTTTGTTTAATTTTCTTAAAAAAATCGGTATTGATTTTACAAGCGATATAACTGTTAAAAATAGAATTTATGAACAATTACGCAACAGCGAAGGTGTTGTCATTGAATGTCCCGATGCTTATTCAGATGGCAATGTCGCAATAAATAAAAAGTTTATTGGAGAAGTGCCGACAGAAGAAACACAAAAAAACAATACGACATTAAGACAATTAACTCCGACAAATTTAATAAAATTAGAGGGTTATACGATTGCAAAAAATCAAAAATCAAACAAAATAAAAGGTGATAAATTTACCATTTTTTATAAGAATAAAAAAGATGATTTTATTATTTTTAATCAAAAATATATAAACATGTTGCCGAAGGATTGCGACATATATTTTCAGGATAATAAAAATCGTAAATATTCAATGTTAGTGGCTAAAAAAGAAGAAAAAGTAATAGCTTTAATAATGCCGATACATAGAGATAATTTGAATGAGTTTGAATTATTACCTGAAATAATAGAACAAAACATTGTAAAATATCCGATTGTTGTATATCAAGAAAACAAAATGCCAATTAAGACACTTAAAAAAGAAGAATTGCAAGAGTTTATTTTAAATGGTGTTATGTCATCCGATGATTACATTAAGGAATTAGAACAAATAACAGTTGAGCATAAAAACGCCGTAACAGGGCATATATACAAAGGTTTGAATGCCGAAGCATTGACACAAGCCTTGAAAAATAATAACTATCAGTTAGCCGAATGGGTTGCAAGTGGACAGGCTAAAAAATTGAATAAACAAATTAAAAAAGATGCAAAAGGTGTAACAATCCGAATATACTATGAGGATGACTCAGGGCGCAGTTTTTGTAAACTTGAAACAATATACAATGTTGCAGAACTCGAAAATATACAAAAGATTGAAACGACAACAGATTATAAAAATATGATTGAAAGATTAAAAAGAGCATAGAAACAATTTAACAGGGCATAACCGCCTTTATGCCCTTTTTATTAAAAGTAGTAAGGCGGATGAAATGAATTTTTGAAAGTGAGAATAAATAAATGTCAGTATTAGAAATTATTAACGGAAACACAAAAAAAGAAAATAAAATATTTACTTTACCGATTAAAGTAACAGTAACAAATCTTAACGAAGCACAAAAAGAAACTTTAAGGGCAATAAATGAACATAACCTTGTTATATTACAAGGGGGAGGGGGTTGCGGAAAGTCTGAGACCCTTATAAACATTGTATGCGATAACCTTGCAAAAGGTAAAAAAACGCTTATAATTGCAAAAACAGATAAAGCCCTTGAAGTGTTGGCTGATAGATTAAATAATATGGGTGCAGGTCATATTTGTATGTTAGCAGGCGCAAAAACTTCAAATGTAATATTAAGTAGTCATTTATTAGATTTATTAGAAGGCAGAGTTGATTTAACAGACGATGCAAAAGGTAACATTTTAAAATATTTAATTCATAAGAACAAAGAAAATGCTGTAAATTTATTGAAATCACAAAACATAAAAAGATTAAATAATTTGCTTATTGATACAGAAAAAAGAAAAAATCTTTTGACTATGGCAAAAATGAGCCTTGTTAATAAACGAAATAAAAAAGAACAAATTATGAAACAAGTTGATTTTAAAGACTTATTGGATGTTTTTGGAGTATGGGCGGTAAATGCGGATAAGTTGCATGAAGTGTTGCCGTTACAAAAAGATATGTTCGATTTTTGCATCGGAGATGAACTTTCGCAAATGTGTATATCAGACCTTATCGGTGCTATGTTTCGCTCAAAAAAAATGATAGGGGCTGGAGATAGTTTTCAACTCAAAAATTTATGCTGGTTAGAAAGCAAAAAAGAACAAAGTTTTTTAATAGCTCATGATGTACCAGCGGATTTACAACTACACTGGAGTTATAGAAAAAATAGTGCATTAGATTTTCTTTTATATTATGCTGAAAAATCAATAATGTTAAAAGAAAATTATAGAACTCCTGAAAATCTTTTCACTTTTGCTAACTCTGAATTTTATAACAATTCTATTTATTGTCATAAAAAATCAGTTGAAGGTGCTATTGAAAAAGTATTTGTTGAAAATGCAAAAACAGAAGCAAACAACACGAATTTAGCAGAAATTGAAAAAGCAATAACTATTGTAAAAAAGATAATTAAAGATTGTAAAGCAAAAGGAATTAAAAAAAGCATAGGTCTTATTGTACCATTTAATAAACAAGCGATTTTATGTCAAAAGGTTTTAATGGAAACAATACCTTATAGCGATATTGTAGATTTTGAAATAATTGCATCTACTATACATAGCTTTCAAGGTGGGGAAAAAGATTATATTTTGTATTTAACAACTTTTGCAGAAAATACACATAGAAACCTTTTAACCTTCCTTGAAAATAGAAATACTTTTTGCGTATCTATTACAAGGGCAAAAGAAAAAATGTATGTATTGTATAACACAAACAACTTAAAAGGTGGATTATTACAAAAGTTTTTAGATAGTATTCCAGCGTAAAGAATAATCGAAAGTGAGGTAAAAAGATGAAAAATAGAAAATTATTTATTGAGGATAATATATCTCCTTGTTACCAAGGAAATGATATAGATTTAATGTATTTATTATTAACTCAAAAAAACAAAAAAATTTTTGAAATAAATAGAATTAAACATATATTGAATGGAAATATAAGTAGTGAAGAAAGTTGCATGGGATATGCTTTAGCACTTGACGAAGCAAACTGTTTGATTTTATTAAATAATATAAAAGCAAAGACAGAATGCAAAATAAAAGGTGATAAATATAAAAAAGCACTTATTGATTTTATTGACAAAAATTTATCAATAGAAGAAAAAAATAATTTAAATATATCTATTAAAAAATTAATAGAAGAACAAAAATATTTTATTGATGTTTTTTCATATCCGAAATGGGATAAAAAAGATATTAGAGAAATAGATACAATAGAATATTGTGAAACAGAAGAAGAATTATATCAACGTTTGGAATGGTATGAAGAAGAATATTCCTATGATAGTACATTAAATTTTTATATTAGTTATGGGGTAATAAATGAAGAAGGCTATATTGAATATAAAAGAATAAAAACAGGCGACAAAGAATAATCGAAAGTGAGGTAAAAATGGCAAAATACTTATATAGATTTTATAGTGAACAAAATTTAGCAGAAACATGGCGAGATGCAGATGATATTCATACGGAAGAAATTGCATATTTTACGACAAGAAAAAAAGCAAAAGAATTTGTTATTGATTTTTTAAGAAAAAAATTAAATTATGTTGTAGATAATTACGGTTTTGATGAAGAATATAGAAAAAAGCAACATAAAAAAACAGAAGAAACTCTATCAAAATTGAAAATAAAATTTAATGAAAATAATGAGTGGTGGTGGACATCAGGTGGCAGTTGGGCAGTTTATTATTGCTTAAAAAAAGTAGAATTAAATAATCAACTTGACAAATAATTATAAGTACAGTATTATAAATGTAATGAACGAAAGGCGGTAGAAGAATGAAAACGATAGCGAACTACAAAAACAAAATTTATTTATTGAAAGATTTAACTTTTAATAAATACTATGTTATTGACAAAACAGTAAATGACGATTATTTTAAAAACAATTTTACCAATTTAGAAGAAGCAAGAAAAATGTTTAACGGATTTTGTTTTTTTGCTGATGTTTTGGAGGTGTAAAGTGAAAATTGAAATAACGCAAACTGTTGAAATTAATACTTTTGGTGATTTTATTCAATATAAAAGAAAAAAACAAAATATATCTTGTAAACAACTTGCCGAAGTTGCAGACACAGACAAAGTTTATGTAAGCAAAATTTTACATAATGCAGTTAATCCTCCAAGTGAAAAAATACTTTTAAAATGGTGTGAATTACTTAATGTTGATAAAAAAGAAATGTTTTTATGGGCGAATAGAAAAGACTGTAAAACTTATGTTGAAATTATAGAAAAAGAAAACGAACAAATGCAAGAAGAAATTAAAAGGCTTAACGAACAAATAAAACTTTTAAATGCTTCTATTGTTTACAACAAGGATAATGAAGCAAGTAATGTTGCATGGCTTAAAAAACAAAATGAACTGTTAAAAGAAAATGTAAAAGATTTAGCGGTTGCGGTTACTTGTTGGGAAACTTCAGACCATTATAAATTAGATTATGAAAAATTAAGAAAGGCAGTAAAACAAGCATTTATTAAGGTGAATAAAAATGAAGAAAGTTAAACATTGTTATGGTTGTTATGCGTATAAAAATGGACATACTTATTACGGCGATTATTGTGGTTTAGGCTATGAAACTGAAAGAGATAAAAATTTTATGCTTACACCTAAAAAATGTTGTAATAAACCTAAGACGCTTAAAGAATTTTTTGATAGATTAATTAACGAGGATAGTAAATGAAAAAACAATATAAAATATACGAATTTGACGAAAAGGGCGACTATTATAGTGGTTACAGAAAAATTCCTGTAAAAATAAGCAAAAAAGCAGAACAACTTGCAATTAAATCACAAGAATTAAACCAAAAGCACAATAATACAGTACAGCTATTATTTGCAGAATTACAAAAAGATAATCCTGATATAGATTTTAGTGATTTTATGGGTGATGATTTTGCTTTATTCACAGGTCAAGTAATAAATTGAGGAAAAATAATGAAACTAAAAAAACTATATACTATTGAATATCCTACTAATAAAATAATTCAAAAGTTTTTAAAATACTTTGATTTAATGGATTATACGACTTTTATTTCTAATCAAAAAGAAATTTATAAAAATTTCTCGTTTGATGAAATAAAAGAAATATGTTTATATTTATATCAGCTTATAAAAAAAGAAAATAAAAAATTTGACAATAAAAATGAAGTTGAGAAATTTAAAGAGATAGTTATTTATTGTTATTATGAAATGCCTGAAGATATACAAAGAACAGGTTTAGGAATGTTTGTAACAGGTAATATGAATTGTCAAAGCGATTGTAAAAAAACAGATGAAAAAATATATAAAATAACAAATATTTTATATTTTCTTGTCGCAAATGTAATTACGAATATAAATACAAATATTACCACCGAAAGCGAGGGAGAATGATGTATTTATGCAAAGAAAATTATTTTAGTATAAGGAAAGGCGAAATTATGACAGAAAAAATAATTAAAAGATTAACGGATTTTTGCATTTATTTAATAAAAGAAATAGCAAAAGGCAATATTGAAAAAGAAAATGAATTAATACAACAAATGATTAAAAAAGTTATAGAAACCGATGTAAATGCAGACATTATACAAGAAAGTGAGAACCAATGAGAACAAAAGAAGAAATAATTGAAGCTTTAGAATGTGTAAATATGTTAATTAAACAAAATAAAGAACTATTATCAAGACTTTTTGATATAAATACAGCGATAACAATACATGTTTTGCAAGAGAACAGAAGCGAATTATTGTGGATTTTGGAAGATAACAAAGAAAGCGAGGAAAGATGAAAATAACAAGAATGTATTGTGAAAATTGCGGAAAAGAATTTTATACAGAATATTGGCAAGGCGGTTATATAGACCATACAAATATGACAAGTAATTTTGAATGTTATTTGCATAGAGGTATAGAAAGCATTGTTGAAGAAATTACACAAGACGGAAATGATTATAGAGAATTAGAAGATATTGATGACAGATTAAAATGTTTTCTTATTTGGCTTTACAAGAAGAAAGTATCAAAAAAAATGATAGAAGAAATAAAAGAAAAAGTTGCAGAAAAGAAGAAATATATAGAAAATTTATTACAAATAAGAAAAAAAATACAAGACAAAATTTATAGTCTTGATGATTATTCTGCAAGGTGTTTTATAAAAGAACATTTATTTGTATAGATATGAGGTAATTAAATGACTAACGCACAACTAAAATACGCACAAGAACATAACTTAACAGATACTTTGATAAGTTTGCAAGTATTAAGACAATGCAGACCTGACTTGCCTGAAAGAAAAGAGGTTGGAACAACAAAAGATGGTTTAAGAATACTCTTTGAAGAAACGCAAGGCAGTTTAATGAAACGTCATTACGGTTATAGTAAGTCTGAACATGCAACAAGTTGGCACTTGATTTATATTGAAAACGGACAAGCAAAAAAAGTTGACGAGAAGTGGTTAGAAGGTCAAATAATCGACTTTAAAGATGAATTTAATATGGAAATACTATTTAACTATTTAAAGAGCAATAACAGGCGATTTAATGCGTTAGACAATAAGAAATCAGGAAAGAAACAAAGAAGTATTTGGTTGACTGATGATGAGTATGAGTATGTGTTAACTTTTATTGAAAAGATGAGGAGGGTGAAGGATGGGAAATAAAACATACGGTTTTAAAATCGGCAAACACATTATTGATATAAAAAGTCATAGTGAGCAAGAGGCATTTAGGCTTTTAGGGGTAAATTTTTGGCATTTAATATCTAATGAAGAAACAATTGAATTATTAGGTGAATTAAAGCCCTATATTGCAGGTAAAAAAACGACAGGGATTTTTGTTGATGAATTACCCAACCAACAAGAAAGCGAGCAACAATGACAAGTAAAAAGAATCACATCGGGCAGAGTTTTGACTCATTCTTGAAAGAAGAAAATATTGAGATAAAACCGAATATAGTGTTTTTGCGAGAAAAGTTTAATAATAGATTACATATTGAAGAAATTAGTTATGGGGCTTTCGCACCAATAAGAGTAAATATAAGAGGTTATTTACCAAAAGAACAAGCAGAAGAAATATTTTATAATATCATACCTATATGCCATATATGGACATACAAGCAAGATAAAAGAATAAAACAGTTTAAATATATTGGGCGACAAGAAAGCGAGGTAGAAAAATGAAAAATCTTGAGATGAAAGAGGAAGATTTAATAAATATTATTGCAAAATGGAAAAATCAACAAGAGTTTGATATAAATGCAGGAATAGATTATTATAAATTTTTAGAAAAATATAAAAATGAAAGCGAGGACGAAAAATGATAATAACTTTATTATGTATTATATTTTCAAGTGATTTAAGTTTTAACCACTTAACATTACAAACTTTGTTTCAATGGTATTGTAATCATCCGTTATTATTTATACTTGCTTTTTGTGATTTAACAGGTAAATTTAATTTGATAAAGATTGAAAGAATTGTAGGAGATAGAAAATGAAAATAATCCGACCAGAACAACCGATAAAAAAGAAAGAAGAAAATCTAACTTTGATTATTAACGGGCATGAGGTAACTCCATTCACAAAAGACGAAGTGGAACAGACTTTTAATCCGAATGAAGAACTTATAGACGACAACACAGACAAAAACCAAACCATCGAAAACTTAATGGACGAAATCATTAAGCAAAAAGACGATAGAGTTCAGATTACAATAAGCTTAACAAAAAGACAATACGATTTATACCTTAAAAAAGGTGGCGAGTCTTGGTTGAAGAAAGTTATAACAGGACAACAGGTTAAGAAGAAATCAACCAAAAAGCGATAATTGTCCACTTTCATTTTCTTGAATAACACTTGTTTCAACATATTCAAGCGTAGGGTCATTTTCTTCTACTCTTGCTAATAAATCAATATGTAATTCATATCTTCTTTTAAGTGATAAATCCCATGTATCTTTAATTTCGGCATACATAACAGGCATTTTATCTTCTTCATCAATGTAATAATTTAAACATTTTAGTTTATGTTCTTGTGTTGCGAGGAATAATAAAGAACAAATTTCATAAAGAGGTTGATAAAGTTCAACTCCCTCTATTGTATTCCATTCTTCAATAAATTTTTGTATTTTATCAGATTTATTGTAGGTAGGAGTTTTATTATTCCTACGTTTTTTAACAACTTTATTAACTTCAATGTTTAAAAAATTCTCGACCATCTCACTTCCCTTTATACAAAAATTATAAAAAATTTTTATAAAAATTTCAATAAAACGTATTGACATAATTATTTAATTATAATATTATGTAATTATAGAGGAGGTTTTAAAAACATGATAAAAGTAGAAAAAACAGTATTATTAGATGCGTTAAAAGCATTAAAAACGAGTGTAGCAAAAGAAAATTTGCAACCGATTTTAAAATGTGTTCATTTAAAATCAGAAGGAGCAAATTTAACTTTGACATGTACAGATACAGTTGGTAGTGCAAGAACTACAATATTAGTAAATAGTGATACAGATATAAATATTGCTGTTCAAGCTGATAAATTTGAAGCTATATGTAGTAAATTAGATGAAATTATAGAATTAGAAGTATCTGATTTATTGATTATTAAATCAAAGAAAACAAAATTTAAAATGTTATATGTAAGAGGTGAGGAGTTCCCTGAAGTAAAATTTGAGTACGATGAAGAAAATAAAATAACTTTATCAGAAGATGATTTTGTTAAAGGTGTAAGTAAAACTCTGGTATCAACGGCACAAGAATATCAAAGTTTATTAAGTGGTGTATGTTTTAGTTTTGATGATAATGGTTACGAAATGGCATCAACAGACGGCAACAGATTAAGTCAAATATGTTTCAATGAAATAATTAGTCAAGAAGCACAGTATGTCATATCAAGGAAAGTATTAGCAGATGTATTAAAAGTTGTAAAAGATAGTGTTGATATTTTCTTTAATAAGAATAAAATCATTTTAAAAACAAATAACTATATATTTTCAAGTGTATTGCTTGATGGAGTATTCCCTAAATATAGACAATTAATTCCGAGAAATAATCCTAAAAAGGCTATTATTAATAGATTAGATTTAATTAACTCATTAGAAAAAGTTTCTATTATGGTTAATGAAAGAACAAATATTGTAACTTTTGATTTTAATAACAATGAATTGTTGTTGACTACAAATAATGATGGTGAAACGGCAAAGGATGATATAGAAGTTGATTTTAATAATATTATTAAAATAGCATTTAATTATAAATATCTTTTAGACGGTTTAAAAGTATTTTCTGACAAAGAAGTAACTTTTGAAATGAATGAACCTTTATCACCATGCTTAATAAAAGGTGATTATACTTATTTAATTATGCCAATACAAATTAGAGGTTAATTATATGAAATTATTACAGATAAAATTACATGATGATACTCATAAAAAGTTCAAAAAACTTTGTTTAGAAGAAGATGTAACAATGGCTGATAAAATTCGTTTTTGGATAAATAAATATATAAAAAGTATTGACAAAAAGGAATAAGCATGATAAACTAAATATACGAACTCTACAATAAAAAGTTTATATCAATGATATACCTCGTATGATTAGTAGAGTTCTCATACGGGGTATATTTTTAAGGAGAACTCTACATGAATAAAGCAAATGCAATTAAGGACAAAAAAGATATTCAAAGAATGTCAGAATGGTTTAAAAATTATAGTAAAAGATATCATACAATATTTATAGTTGCTATAAGTAGTGGTCTTAGAATATCTGATGTTTTGGGATTAAACATACCTGATGTAAAAGATAGGGATTATGTTGAAATTCATGAAAAAAAGACGGGTAAGTATAAAAGATTTCCTTTAAATAAAATGGTTCAAAATGTAATAAAAAATTATCTTATTGATAGAGAAAAAGAATATAGCATAGATGAACAAGAACCATTGTTTATAGGGAAAAAGCATTGTAGATTATGCCGTTCACAGTTTTATAGAATTATAAGACGTTGTGCAGAAGAATTAGGAATAAAAGGTACAATTAGTTGCCACAGCACAAGAAAAAGTTTTGGATATGCCCACTATCGACAATTCAATGATATTGGGCTTTTGCAAACTATATTTTCCCATAGTTCGGGCGCAATAACATTACGCTATATAGATGTTACGCAAGAAGAAATAGATAAAAGTTATTTAAATTTAGATTTAGGTTTAGCAATATAAGGAGATAGATATTTATGAATAATATGTCATTATCAGAAAGTCAATATAAAAAGGTTTTAGAACAAAATAAACAATTATATCAAGAGTTATGTGCAAGACGTAAAGTTGAAGAACGAATAAAGAATATAGTTGTAAGTATGTGCATGCATAATAAATGGCAGTCAGAAGAAGAATTTTTATCTATTAATGCAGATGATTTAGAAGATATGCCATATTTGGGACAAAAGATATTGAAAGTATTAAATGAGTTAAAGGGGTAATATGAAAGAAATATGTACTAAAAAAGACCGCAGAAGTCTAACAAGTTGTGTAAGTTGTAATTGGGAAAAATGTAAAGTGTTAACTGAACAAGAAAAAACAAATGTATATCATCTTGAAGAAATGCAATTTGAACATAGAGAGGAGTAAACAATGGAAGAAATAAATCACCAAATACATTTAATAACTGAACTTAATAATAAAATAAAACAATTAGAGGAAGAAAAGGAGGATTTAAAAATCTATATTGAAAGTAATAAACAACAAATAGAAGAAGTTGAAACTCTTGTAATGGATAATGCTTATCTTAAACAAAAACTTGAAAAAATAGAAAAATACTGTCGAGTTAATAGAGTAAGTGGTTGGGTTGATATTGGTGGTATTTTAAAAATCATACGAGGTGAAGAATGAGAGAAATAAAAGCAACAATTTTATGGATTTTAATAATACCTTTGGTTTTTATTATTGATTTTATTTTGTATTTTATAGGTATTTTTAATAAAGATTATAGATGGTTATATATACATAGTAAAAGTTTAATGATTTTAGAAAAAATATTAGAGAGGTGAAGAATGAACGAAATAACTAAACTTTATGAAAATGCAGAAATAAAACCAGTTATAAGAGATACTGCTATTGGTAAAGGGTATTATATCGAGCATCAGAGAATAGAAGAATACCCACCATTCACCGCAGAGAAACAGTTAGAGTTGATTAAGTGGTTGGGTGAATTAGATTATTTAGGATTAATGAGAACCACAATGGAAACAAAAGATTGGATATTTAATTCTGAATATAATATGTCAGGGGATATTTATAAAAATTCATCAAGAGCCAAAACATTTGAAGAAACATTGGCTAAATTAATAAATACTCTTTGGCAAGACCTAACAGAAGAAGATAAGATAAACATAAAAAACATACTTGAAATGTAAATATATTTAGTTTATAATATTATTGACCACGACAGTACAAAAAGTTTAATAATGCTAAAAAGCCCTCTTGTATTTCGTCGTGGTTATACAAGGGGCTTTTAATATAGGAGAACCACGACAAATGAGATTAAAAGATTTAACAGGACAAAAATTTGGAAAACTTACAGTAATTGAACGTGCAGAAAATCAAGGTAAAAATACAGTTTGGTTTTGTCAATGCGAATGTGGTAATACTGTAAAAGTTAAAAGTACAAATTTGATAACTGGTAATACTAAATCTTGTGGATGTTTAAGAGGACATAATAGCGTACATAATTTATCAAATCATAGAATATATAAAATTTGGACAAATATGAAATCCCGCTGTTATAACAAGAATACAATAAACTACAACCGATATGGTGGTCGAGGTATAAAAGTTTGTGAAGAATGGAAAAATTTTGAAACATTCAAAGATTGGGCGTTTAAGAATGGTTATACTGATGATTTAACACTTGATAGGATTAATAGTAATGGCAATTATGAGCCTAATAATTGTAGGTGGTTATCAGTAAAAGAGCAAAATCGAAATACCAGAACAAACAGAATTATTATATATAAAGGTGAAACCCATTGTGTGTCAGAATGGGCAGAAATTTTGGGTATAAATGCGAAATTAATATATGATAGATTAAGGAAAAATTGGACTATTGAAGAAGTTTTTGAAACCCCATTATTAAGAAGAAATAAAGTTGGATATAAAAATATAATATTAACCACTTATGGGCATTATCGTGTTAAACTTCAAATTAATAATGTGGTATATAATAAAACTTTTAAGTTATTAGAAGATGCTATTAATTATAGAAATGAATTAGAAGAACGTAAACAGATAAAGGAGATATTAGAATGAGTTTAAATTTAGAAAGATTAGCTGAAGCCTTAAATATTGATACTTCTTTTTCTGAAGAAGATAGATGTCGAATAAATAATATGAGAGAACAGGGAATAGGTTTATACACAGCTAAAGATAAAGTATTGGCAGGTAAAATACTTAAAAGAATAAATGAATTAGTAAATAAGTTAGAAACGGAGATAAAGGAATGAACAATTACGAGAAAATAAAACAAATGAATATTGATGAAATGGCAGAATGGTTAGAAGAATTTAATCATAATTCTCTTTGTTTATATTGTAAAGGTTGTGATAATGAAGATGAAGAAATTGGTTGTAGAAAAGGCTTAATACAGTGGCTACAAGAAGAAAGCGAGTAAAAAATGAGCAAGAAAGTATTATTAAGCCTAAACTTTTCTTCAATGAGCAAACAAGTTGATATTCCTTTGGAAGAAAGAGATTATACATTTGAAGAAGTTCGAGAATTATTAGGTATTTTTGCAAGCAGTGTTAATATTTGTATTTTTGAGCATTTTCAAAAAGAAATGTATCAAATAGCTAACTTTGAAGAAAAGTTTAAAAAAATAAAAGATATAATTAACCGCCTTTAGTATGAGAGTAGATAATACAAAGTAAAGTGATAACTTATGATAGCAAAAATCCAAGGGTAACTCTCGCCTTTGGTGGCGGTTATGTAAAGGGGGATAAAATGGACTTAACAAAACAAAATCTATTAGAAATATTCGAAACAAAAAGTTGGAACCCTATAAAAACATATATGGGTAGAGCAGAATTTTCTCACATAACTTTTGCAAAAGAAAAAGGTAAAGGTCGAAAAGGAAATTATTATTATTGTAATATTACAGAACAAGATATTGATAAACTAAAAACATTATTAAACAGAAAGAAAGGACACAATTACTATGTTTAAAGTATTATTATTAACAAGCGAGAATTGCCCATATTGTAAAAAATTAGAAGGTGCGTTGCATAATTCTAATCTTATTGATAAAGTAGAAGTAAAATTACTTAAACCGCAAGAAAAAGAAGATATGGATTTTATAAAAAAATATAAAATTAGTACGTTTCCGACATTATTAAAAATTGATGATACCGAAGAAGAAGTTGACAGGTTATGCGGGTTACAACAATTATATATAATAAGGGAGTTTTTAAATGAATAAAATTATAGTAATAATTTTGGGATTTATATTAGGGATAGTAACAGTTTTAGTAGGTACAAATATTTATTTTAAAATTAAAATTGCTAATCAAGTACCTATAATTATTGAAGCAGAGAGTAAAATTCCTTATGATTATTTAGGTAAATTTACTATAAGTTTTTATAATTTGAATAAAAATAGAACTGCACAAGGTACTGAAGTTCGAGATGGACATACAGTTGCTTGTGATACAAATGTAATACCTGCAAATAGTTATATTTATATTGAAGATTTTGGTGTCCGTCAATGTGTAGATACAGGTTTACATATTAAACAACATAGATTAGATATATATGTAAATAAAGATACAAAAGAACTTTTAAGAATGGGTATTCAAAAGAAAAAAGTTTATTTAATAAAGGAATATAAAAATGAATAGACTTGTTTATATTGTTATACATAATCAAGGTATAGACGGAAGTTATACAGTAGGTGCTTTTAGCAGTTATAAAAAAGCACAAATATTATGCGAAATGTATAATAAAACAAGTGTAAGCAATGAGTATAACTTTTATTCTGTCAATAAAATTAAAGTAGATGAATATAATATTAATGATTTTACTATTGAAACAAAGGACGATTGGACAACACTTAAATATAAGGGAAAGGATTTTTAATGAAAATATTATATATAAATTTATCAAAATTAGAGTTTACAGATGAAGAATATGATGAATTAATGGATGTAACAATACTAGATAAAGAATTTAAAAAAATCTTTTTACCAGATGAAAACATTATATTAGCACCTGTTGAAAAATTTGTAGAGGTAGAATAATGGAAATTAATATGTTAGTTTTATTTATTATTGCTTTTATTTTAGGATATACATTTGCAATATATACAGAAGGTTAATTATGAGTAATAAAGAAGATTATAGAATTTTAGCATTAGAAAATCAGGTTAAGATACTTATACATGATAAATTAAGTCTACAAGCTGATTTACAAATGGCTCAAAATAGAATATTATTTTTAGAGAATGAGTTAAGAAATCTTAACAAATTTGACAATAAATACATGACAATTTTATAATATAAATGTGAAATGAAACGAAAGGGGTAATGTATATGTACATGGATGAACAAACAAAAAAAATGGCTAACGAATTAGCTTACAATTTACGCAACAGAGATATTGAATATGCACAATATGTTGTAAAAATTTTAGAGATTGAAGCTAATAAAAATTTATTAATACAATTATGTACTTATTGGTTTAGAACTAAACAAGATGATGTATTTCGTATTTTAGAAAGAGCTGAACAACATAGTGATAATATTAATTTTTTAGAAAGATGCTTGGCAAATGGGTAGAGTTTTAGATTGGACATTAGCAACTGCCCATTGTTACAAACGTAATTGTTGTTGTGAAGGATGTAAATATATGATATGGACGCATGGTGAATGTAAAGCTAAAGAGGCAGTTATAAAACTCTTAGATGCGCATGGTGAACCACCTGAAATATTATTAGAGTATCAAGATTAAAGAAAGTGAGAAAAGGGATATGTTTGATGAATATTTAAGAAAAATAATACCTGTACCATTAGTAGATATAAAAGTATCTCAAGACGGTTATAAATATCTTATAACAACTTATGCAAGTGTTTTAAGTGAATTTGGAGTAGCAAGTCGTATAGAAAGACGTTTAAAAATTAATAAACGTATAAAATCTTTTAAAGGTTGGTGGTTAAAAGATAATGAATGTTTTTACAAACAAGCTATTGTAGAATTTAAAAAATAGGAGAATAAAATGAGATATTATATTTTTACAGTTGACAATTTTAATATTTCTTGGTATAAATATATTATAAATAATCTACCTAAAAATTGAATCCAATTTTTTCATAAATCCAATTTCATAGAGAGTTTGAAAAAGCTCTCTTTTTCTTAGAGGTAATAAAAATGAGTGAATATTTTTTAAAATTAGACCCAAATAATTATGATACAAAAATAGAATATACATTAGCAAACAAAACATTTAACTTAAATGAATGGATAGATTTATATAATCTTGGTATGTTATCACCTTATGAATGGAAAAAAGTTTGTGATTTCTATGAATTAGATTAATCCTTGTGCTTTTCTAAATAAATAACTCTTTCTGTTAATGCGTCAACTTTAAAACTAATTTCTTTGATTAAGCACTCAATACGGTGTAATTCTTGTTCTTTGGTACTATCCCAAGCTAGTGTTACGACTTTATCGTGCATATTGCACATCTTATCTGTTGTATCAATATGCTCATCTGAATGTTTGTTAAAAATGTTATTGAATAATGTACTGTCTTTGCATTTAATTATAACTACACCACCTACAATAATAAAAAGACCTATTGTAATAAATAGTAATGGATAAAATAAATTAATTGTTGTAACTTCTGTCATTATTCTTCATCCTTATATTGTACTGTTCCTTGAATAGTAGGTGTTTTAGGATTATGTGGATTGCCTGTCATTCTAAAAATAAATTTATTCTTTCTACTATCCGTAAACTCTTGCCTAATAATCTCTTGAGCATCCTTTGGGCTAATTTTATATTGCCTTTTTGTATTTGTTTTCTTGCTAAACTTTTTGCTCATAATTTTATTATATCAACTCTTGATTTTTTTTTCAAGATGTGGCATAATATAATTATTCGTTTCATTTTAGCAAGTCCGCCGCTTTTTGTTTTATTTCATTTTTCAAAAAAAGGACTTGCTTTTTTTTATGAAATATAATATAATTATCTTATGGAATTAGTAAGTGTAAGTGATGTTGCAGAAAAAATACAAATGTCAAAATCTTTAGCTGTAACAATGTTAGGACGTAGTGATTTTTCTGAATTTAGAGTAGGACGTAAATTTAAAGCAACTAAAAGATTTTGGAAATGTTGTAAAGACTACCTCGAAATTAGAATAAAATCAAGTAAGGGTAATATATATCACCAAAATATTTTTTTTAAACGTATTGAAAATTGTAAATTACAAATGGCTTTAAGTCTATAATTATTTTTCATCATATCCGCTTTCAAAAATAACCCCACTTGCGAGTAGTGGGGTTTAAATTTAAAAAATAAAGTGAAGTGTTTATTTAATTATAGAGGAGTTACTTAAACTGTTTTTCTAATTCTTTCTTTTGCTTTTTTATATGACATTCTACCCATTTATATGCCCGTTCTGAAGGTTCACTGAATGGGTAATCATCATCAGATAAAAATTCAATAGCCATTAAAACAACCTTTTCGGGGTCTTTTACTATTGGAAAAACATCACCCTTTAAAATATTTGTCATCATAGCTAAGTCGTAGTCATAGTAGGGTTCATCGTCTATTTTAATATAGTTTTTTGCAACATTCATGATTTCATCAACTGACCAAGTTTGTATCGGTTCATTTTGATTATTGCAAATAAATTCCAAACCTTTTTCATATAAATCTTTTGATACTATATGACACCCCCATTTAGCTAAGTGCATAACCTCTGCATATTGTTCGGGCATTAAATCTCGCCATTGCAAAACTAATTTTTTAGCAAAATTAGGGTCTTCTTTTTGCATATCTTGAAATATTTTATCTGCTTTTTCTAAATCAAACATATTTTTATCCTCTAAAAAAATCTTTAGTATGGTCTTTTGGCTGTTTTAGTTCTAATTCAAAATCATAGAACCAATTATGAAAAACTGAGCCATGCATAAAATACCTCACCAAAAGTTCCACACCACAAGCGTCATATTTTATTCTTGTAATTATTCCTTCTTGGTCTATTGGCAGAATAATACAACGTCTAAACAGTTCTTTTGGCTTTTCAATATACATTGTTGTACCTCAAATAATAGGGGCAAAGCCCCTATTATTACTCGTTATAACGCCCATCTCGGTCATTATCTGCTCTACGGTCATAGCGTTTACGATTTTCATAATCATAAGCATTTCTATAATCATAAGCACCATAATTATCGTATGGAGAGTATGGGTCATAATGATTTGAATATCCATAGCCGTCATAACGATTATAAGAATTGTTTCTTCTTGCTCTACGTTGAGCGTCATAGTACGCACGTTCATCACCACGTTCAGGGAAACTATCATTTTTTAAATAATCATAAGCCATAGACATAAAATACTTCGGGTCTTCAGAGATATTTGAATAATCACTATAAAGTGATTGAACTGCATATAACCAGTCGTATTCTCCAAATTTCTCATTATTAAAATCTACATTTGCTCTACGCAAAAGGTCATCTTTGTCCCATTTTTCACCTCGACCTTTGCCATTAGACCATTTTAAATTGCGTACGGCTTCATTATACATTTCTTCATCACCAATATGATGACCGTAAGTATCTTCCATCATAGTTCTTGCAAATTGTTCAGGATTTTCTTCTTTGATTTTTTCAAGAAGTTTTTTAGTATAATTAGGGTCTTTTTCTAACTTGCGTTTTAAAAGACGGTCTGCTTTATCTAAATTGTACATTTGTTTTCTCCTTTAAGTTACGGTATAGTTACCGTTTCGGGTGTATTAATTAAAATAACGTGTGGTGTAGTTTCTTCAGAGTAGTAGCCAAATGCTTTACGAGGTATGGCAGAACTCAAAATTTGCACACCGTATTTATTCCATAGTGGCACTTGTGTTCCGTTGACTTCAACTGTTACTGCCACCGCTGGTTCGGGTAATTGCCCTACAATAGTTCTATTTGCATAAAATCTATAAGGGTCTTTGTCGTTTATATTATCTGAATTAGTTGTAGTTAATGCACCTGCTGTTATTGTTACTACTCTATGAGCAAAACGACTATCGTTGCAACTACAACTGTTTCCACAATTACAATTACATGTCATTGGTATTTTCTCCTTTGTTAAAAATATTTCTTAAAAAGTGTGAAGGACATAATTGTCCCTCACACTAAAATTGGTTAAATGAATTGACTACCGTTACAACCACATCCGTTATTCCATCCACCATTACATCTGAATATCGGTGTCATACCGTAAACAGGCATAGATGGGATAGGACAGTCAGATAATCTTTGATAGAACTCGTTGTTTTGATTTTCAAGAGCTAATCTAATTGCCGCAGTTTGGGCAGTTTGAGAAGCATTGAAGTTAGCAGTTTGAAGTTCTCTATCTTTTTGAGATAATTGTCTTTCAAGTTCTTCAATCTTATTGGCAATTATTAGAGAACGAGTTTTCTCGCCATCTTCTTTCATAGCAGTAGTTTGTGCTTGTATCATATTTTCAATATCACAAGTATTTCTAAATGCTAAATTGTCAGAATTTGCGATAGCAGTTTTAATATCACAGCAACATTGTTGTTGAGCAAATCTACTATTATCTATTGCTGATACAACAGCATTGGTGTTTTGACAGTTAGCGAGGTTAGCATTTGCAAAACCTGATAACAGTCCTGTATTGATTGTATTAACTCCATTAGCGATTGAAGATTGTACATCTGCAAATCCGTTACATAATTGCGTTGCGTTGTTAGCAAACCCTGCACCAATTTGAGTTGATAAACTATCTAACTTGCTACCGTTTTGAACATTAGTTAAACCAGAACTTAAATCACCTTTAGTAGCGTTGTTACCGATAGCATAACCAAGTAGACCACCATCAGCAAGTCCTGCACCACCGAAACCGCCAAATCCTCCGCCGAAGCCACCGCCCCAGCCACCGAATAAAGCTAATAATAAGATTACCCAAATAAAATCGCCACCAAAGCCATTTCCGTAACCTCCGCCAAATCCACCAAACATTGGATAAGGCATAACAGGATAACCCATTGAGAAAGAACCTCTATTGTTATCCACTACTGCTGCAACATCAGCAGGTGACATACTGTTTCCCATTGACATAATAAATTTTCCTTTCCTTAAATTGTGTAATACCTTTTCTCGTACAATTTAATTCCCTCGATTTCGAGGGATTTAAATTATATACGGATAAAATACACGCATTTATTGCGGAAGTTGCAAGCCCATTTTTTGAGCCAATTGAGCAAGGTCAACCCCTTGAGTTTGAGCAACATTTTTTACATATTGTTCTAACTCTTGGGGAGATTTACCATTCATTACTTCCATAACTCTTTTAAGTTGTGGGTTTTGATTAGCCAACTGACTTAATAGAGCTTGTGGGTTTCGTGCCTTTTGTAAAGCATTTAACATTTGTAATGGGTTCATCATTGACCTCTTTTCTTACTTTTTAAATTTTTATTTTCATTTTCATCTGTATCAATATCAATAGTTTCTGTATTAACTTCCTTTATAGACACAGGATATTGTTGATTTTGTTGAATTTGTGCTAACATCCTATATAAACCTTCAACGCCTTCTCGAATGTAATGTAATTCTTTTTCATAAGGATTAGGTTTATCTTTAGTAGGTTGTTCATCTATTACTGGTATTTCAGCATAAGTTTTGAAAATGTAACTACCTGTCGGCACATCAAATTGTTTATAATAAATTTCACCGTTGCTCTTATTAATAAAATATGATGGTGTACCGTTAATTAAGTCAATAGGTGCAACTGTAGCTTCTTCTCTATTTGCAACAGGTGAAATCCTAGTTACATTTCCTTGTGGTTGCATAATAGGTGGTTGAGTGGTTATTGTTTGTTGATTTTGAGGTTGTTGAGGTGTGTATGCTTGTTGTAAAGCATTAGTAAAATAATTTGGATGTGAATTATTAAACATGCCATTTTGTTGATAATATGGGTTTTGAGCCATATAATTAGGATATGCCATTATAGTAAATCTCCTGTCTAATTTTTTCTCGTAATTCTTGTAATGATTGAATACAATCATCAATCATTTCAATAAATTTTTCAGGCTCTGTACATTTTTGAACTTCTATTATTTCCATAAAAAAACCTTATGAATTAATCATAAGGGTGAAAGTGAGTATTTTGTAATCTATTTGAAACTTATTTGACGTTTTTTTGTAACATCTTTTCTATAAAAGTAAAAATTATGTCATGGTTTTTCTCAATAATTTTATTTGTTAATCTTAAAATATGTTGTCTTGAATAACCTAAACGTATACCTATTGATAAATCACTTAATCTTCTAATAAACGAGTAATAAAATATCCAATATTCTGTTTCTTCTGTATCTTCTTTAAAGTACATAAGTGGTAATAATTCATGTTCTATATAATAAGGTTGACATTTTTTAAGTTCACTTCGTAGGTTTTTCATCTTTATTAAATAATCCTGATAATTGCATTAAAACTTCTAATTTAGTTTTAACCTCTATTAATAATGCCTCTAATCTTGAAGTAGTTTGTGCATTATTTGTTTTTAATTCATTAAACTCTTGTTTTAAATTTTTTATTTCCTGTTTATTTTCAAGAGTATCTTCATTTAATGTTGCAATTTTAGTATCAATAACAGTTTTATATTGCCCTAATTTAATAAAAAAAGCAATAGTTGATATAACAAATGTAATTATAGATATAACTTGTATTGTTTGTTCTAATTGCATAATATTATTATATCAAAATAAAAACCTACAATTTAAATTGTAGGTGTGCTGTGTTTATGTCGATTAGAAAAAAAGAATGAAATTATAAAATGCGTTTTCTATTATATAAATTTTGTGAATACCAATAAATTTTTTGTCTAATAAAATCTCCTATATTATCTTGTAAAATATCACTATAAGGTGGTAAATATATTATATCAATTTTTCCTGCACTTGATGTTTTTGGGTGTTTTTTACCAAATTCATAATGTGTGAAAATATTATCTTTTATTATAGGTATATTATACATTTTACTTAATTCTGCGCATAACTGAAAACAAGTTTCTATTTGTATTTTAGTTAATGGATAATTACCAGTATTTTTTTTATTTTTAAAACCATACATTCCACATAAACCAATACCTATATTGCCTGTATTACCACCACCACAATGAGCTGCATATTTACCATCTGTGCAATCTTTATTATCTTCAGGTTTATAATTTCCCTTATATACTCTACCTAAATTATCAATTAAAAAATGATAATGTAAACTATCAATAGCATTAGGAACATAAGTTCCTGCTGTCCAATGAATTGTTATTTTATTTAACTTATCCATTTACTATTTATCCCCTTGTAAATTTAAATATTTTCGTTGTTCATGCCAATCTTTTAAAATTTTTTTACTTGGTTTTATATCTAATTTTATTAAATGCGCAATTATTTTTTTACATTGACAAGTTAAACCTCTTTTTTGCATAAAATCATTACAAAAACAACCTTCACATTTAAAATTTCTAGCTTGACAGTCTAATGCTTGAAAAGTCCAATAATGTTTTGTACTTTTGTGATTTAATAAATCTGTTAAGTTCCAATTTTTATAACTATAAAAATCATCATTATGTATCATATTACTTTAATTATACAAAATATTTTTTAAAAAGACAATATTATCCACCTTTGCACCTCAACATAGCTTCATATACAAATTGCCACATTACTATTTGTTTTCCATTTACAATTATAGTTATATCTTGCATTCTTTTATTCCGTTATCAATAATATATTGCATAAAATGTGCAGGTGTAATGCAATATGCAGGTAATCTAAAATAATCAATTATAGGTGTAAAGGCAGATGCAATATATTCACTACAAATATAACCTTGTCTATCTTTTTGTTTTCCATTATTTCTATGTATAGCAGCAAGCATTAAATCTTTTATGCTTGCCATTGCATATTGTTCACCTAGCAATTCATCAAGTTTTTTAAAATTTAAATTAAGTTGATAAAATTTATATTCATCAATCGCATCTTTTTCAACCAGTTTAAATTTATCTTCATTATAATGTCTTACGCCACTATTCAGCCCTAAATCAAGTCTTGCTGTATGAGTCGACTCGTATATAGTCCATTCACCTAAATGATATACAAGTCCTATAATATGCGTAGGTATTTTGTCAGCATAAGGGCAATAAATTTTACTATATTTTGCGATTTTTTTTGCAATTAAAGATTTTCCAAATTGTAGTCCTATGTAAGTTTTTTTCTTGTCAAATTTTTCAAACATAATAAATTCCTTTATTTATAAGACGAGAGGGCTTGTTGCGTAGCCCATCTCGAAGCCCTGCCACCGCAACGGCATTAAGATGTTCTCTAGTGAACTTTTACGCTTTTGTACTTCAAGCAACTTATAGTGTAAAAACACTAGGCGAGTTTGTGTCTATCCTTATACATTTTGCTTTTCTTTTGTAATTGTTTTTGCAATAGAGCGTTAAGTTTTTTTTCTACCTTAGCGCCTGCCTTTGCAATTTTTTCTTTTGTTTCTTGCGGTATAGTATTTGCGGGTATTCCTTGCGTTTCTGCATAGCTAATAACAAAATTAATTATTGCCATATTAGCAGCCATGCGCAAGTCATCAACTCGCTTGTAGTTATCCCATTTTGCTAGTACGTTTTGAGTGATAAAATCTTCTATATTTTCTCTTGTATCGTCAATTTTTAAAATTATTTTTTTTATCATTTTAACCCAAATAAAAATAAAGTTTCATGTCTGTATCAGGTATATAATAATCAGCTTGTGGTAAAACAAATCTATGATTATTTTCATCTAAAATAGCATAGAAATTAAGAGCTGTTTTTTTAAGTGTAATTGACTTGTTAATTACATAGTCATTAACTCTTAATGCGGACAATTTCATTTCTTGTATTTTACCCCAACCAGTACCACCATGACTAGTACCATAAAATCTAATATACTGATAATAATTTTCTGTTTCTATTGGTAAAGTTATAACTACATCAGTATTATCATTAAATGTTGTTAATGTTGTCCATGTATTATTATCGTTACTTCCTTGTATTTCACCACTTGCCCATACTTCTGTTTCTGATTTAAAATCTAAATAAACAGAAAGTAATTTCAAAGCTTCAGGCGAATAAAAAGTTAAAGATTGCGGAGTTGAACTACTAATCGCACCCCATTGAGTAGTTAAGTTATTATCAAATGCTTTATATGCTTGAAAATTATTTTCGTTACTTGAACAAGTGCAAGCATAATCATCACCACCGATAGTGCCGTTACTGCTTAAAATAGGCTGTGTCCATGATGTAGTTATTGTTTCAATTATATCGCTTTCATTTTTAATTGGTACGACATAAAAATTATTATCATTCAATCTAGGATTATAATGTAATAACCAAAGGATTTTATCATTAAATTTTATCCTCGTGTGGTTTAGAGATATTGAACCATTGAGATATTCTGTCGTTACGTCAACATTATAACCAAAGTCATATTGATGTGCGCCGATAAATTCAAAATTATTGTATGCACCTGACCATTCGGATGTCCAATCATTTTCAGGTAATGTTGACAAGTCATAATTATTGTCAATTAAAGAATATAATGCGTAATTAATATTAGTTGTTCCTTGTTTTTTACAAGTTAATTTTAACCATATTGTTTGATTGTTTTGATATGATGTACTGCCAATACGCCAACTACCGTTTATAAAAGTTGATAGTTTACCTGTATTTTTTTGAAAAGCAATACAACCACCACCGTCAGGACTTCTTAATATTATGTTCCAATCGTTATTAAAGTTGTCAGGTGTAACTTTTGTAACAATTTCTAATATATCTGTATCATTAACTATGGATGGAATTGAAACATAATCTGTTCTTAAATAATTACCATTACCAAAGCCACTTACAACTTGTTCATCTGTTATAACTGGAGTGCCATAAATATATACAAATTTTGAATTAATTCCTTGTGCATCTTGAACCAATCTATTATAGGCATTTTCTTTGTTTGTTACCCATTCGCCATTTGCTTCAAGCCATCCTGCACCAGGACTGTTTTCAGCCCATTTAAAATCAAATAATTGCGCATTATCGCCACCATTATTTTCGAGCGTTAAATCTATGTACTTCATTATTGCACCTCTTGAATATCAATATTAGTTGGTGTTCCTAAACATTTTATATATATATTTACACCACTAACTTTTTTAAATTTAATAGCACTTGTCAGGATGCCTGTTTTATCATCATCAGGCAAAGATGTGCCTTGTTCAAATAAAATATTTACTTCATCATAGAATTTAGATAAAAACCCATTTGATACTGTTTTTGCTTGTATTAAATAAGTAGTGTTATCTGTAAGATTTTCTATTTCTTGCCATGCTTGTGTTGTTACGTCAAAATTCATATTACCCCCTTTTTAATACTATTATACACGTTAACAAGCAAGTTATTTAAAACTTGCTTGTTTGATTATATGTTGAGTGTAACCCCAACGTGGTAAGACCTAGAGCGTAAGCCCAGCCTTGTATTGTTGTTGAGCTTGTTGCTGTTTATATTTTAAGTTTGCCCATCTTATTTGGAAGTCCATCTCAAAATCTAACCATTGTTGCAAAGTCATATCAACAGGTGGGTTAAATTGATGTTCAATAAGCCAATCTTCAGTACATTCTTCTGCTTTTGCAAAATCAGGTTTTTCGTAGAAGATTAATAGTGAAGCAATCTGTTCTGTCATACCTTGTGCATCACGAACATATTTATCAACAAGCTCTATTGTTTGTGGAGCATTGGCATAACCATGAGGAACTTGCCTGTACCAAGCATTATTACCTTTTATATCTTTCATAGACGTTTCTATAAATTGTGCTTCAAAATTAGCTTTACGTTTAAAAACTTGTTCTTCCTCATAGTTAGGATTTTTAACAAGTTCACCGTCAACTATAATATAATTACCATTGTAGTTATAATCTGACGGTAACTCTTTAACCTCTAATTGTGGATAATGTTCTTTAAGATATTGTTTATTATTAATTATAGGACAGTCCACACATTCATTTGTTATTACGTAATAATTCATTTTTTACTCCTATATAGATTTTTTAAATGGTATAAAAGTAACATATACAGATGTTCCTCTTGTACGGTACCTTAATGTCATTCCTTTAACCATTGGGAAAAATACCGACTCGTTGTGTCCTGTACCCCAATAACTTCTAACGGCAGTTAATGAATAATTATAAACATTGTCAGAAATTTCTGCAATAATATCACCAGTGCCTGCGGCTATAACATTAAGTATACCATCGTCAACAGAAGTATATGGTAGAAATGCACCGTCTGTTGATGTTGTTGATATTGTGCTCGCATTATCAAAATCAAGCTCATATGCATACTGTATTAAATTATTTACACCTGTAGTAGATAAATTACTAAGGTCTTTGTTTGCAAAATGATTTTCACCAGTTACACTTAAATTGCTAAGGTCTCTATCAGCTTTACCATTTAAATCTGTTGCGATTTCATCAATATCAACCTGAATATCAGTTTTGGTTAAAGTTGCTATTACAATATAGTAAAGAACTTTTATTGTTTGAGGTTGTACTGTTGAAGAATTTCCATAAATTGAGTCAGAGAGAGATGCATCAATAGTTTTACTTTTTGCGTAAAAACGTGTTTGGCTGGTTGATAACGAAATCCATATATCACTTCTTGTATCAATACTATTACTAACTATAGTGTTTCTGCCAGAAACATCATCGCTATATGAATCTGCTACAAAATTAATAGAACCAGTAATATTCGGCAAGCCCGCTTCAACTAAATCACCTAAAGCCGTTACATCTGTCGTACCTTCAAGGATACCTGTTATCTTTGGGAGTCTTACAGTATTATTTACAGAATCATAAACAAACTTACCACATACACCATAATCCGTAACAGACTGTTGCCAATCTGCTTCCGTTACAAATAAATCGGGATAATTTGTTACAAGGCTAGCGATATATGTAACAAAAGCACTATAACTTCCTGAACCTTGTATTAAAGAACCATCTAGCAAGTGTAATCCTGCATCTGTTAACGGAATAGTTGAATATACAATTTCACCGATATGTCTTATACTTTTATTTTCTTCATATATAAGTTTATTATTAGGGTCTACCGTTATTGTTTTCCCAATCGGTATATTGTTTATAAAATCACAAATTTTTTCACAATAATCAAGTTCTTTACCAGTTGCGTCAAGTTGGTAGTTTAAATTATCCCCACCATAAATAGCAGGAACACCATCTTCATAACCACTTGCTTGTAAACTTGAACTAAAATTATTTTTAATACCACCAAACGAGCGTGGTACTAAATCCGTTGGCTTTGTTGGTTTATCCATTTATTAAATTCTCCTTATATTTTTATTATATTATAGTAAGATTACGAATACCTACGCCATTACCTAATATATTTTCTATTGTTGCTCGTAATGCTTGCGTACTTGGATAAAATAAATTATCACCATATAAAGTTATATCAAGTAACATGGGGGATACATTAGAAATTACAACCTTATCGGCGTTAACTAAACCTTCTATAATTCTAATATTTTCATTTCTTGTTCCTTTGCTTGTATTATAAGCGATTTTAGCTTTAATTCTTTTTCTCAAAGCAACATCTTGTACAGTACCTTTTTCTAATGTTGATATGCCTTCAAAATAAAAATATTTCTCAACATTCAAATGCGGTGCATTTACGCAGAAAAACTGTAATATATCATAAGTAGTTCTATTTGTACCTACAAGCCAAGCAATATAATCAAGCCAAATACCTTCAGCTTTATCAATGTCAATCATATTAGACAAATAATCAACTGAAGTTTGGATAGTACCTAAACCTACTGCAAACGCTTCACACATTTTCACATATTCAGGAATATTTCTAAATTGTGATATTGAATATTCAAGCATTTTTTTATCTAATTCGTAAGTTTCTAATGCCATTTTATGCCTCTATTACTGTTATATTAGAACTTTCTACGGTAGCATATTCATTGTAGTCCATACTTACTGTTTGTGACCATGTAAGACCATCTAACGAAACTTGTAAATTTGTTACATAATCTATGCCATCAATTTTATTTATGTATTCATAAAAGTCATTAGCAATAACTCTCTCACCCATAGCATAACCAAAGTTATCAACTATCGCTTTTTTAATAGCATTATTTACTTGTGCAAGTATAAAATCATCTTTTAATACAACTTCAACCTTGAAGTAAACAGGCACATCATCTGCTCTATCAAAAGATATTGTTACATCCTCATCTGATATATCTTTAACAGTTACATCAATATCCCCATATAATCCAACACCATCCATAAGGTTATTAAATATAGTGTTTGCAATAGTTGTATCACTTTCTGCCGATTTTACAACTATGTTCATTGTATGTAAACCGAAATCCGTATATACTTGTGTTGCCCTATTTTGTCTTATAACTATATTATTTTTGTTGTTATCACATAATGGCAATAAAGCCGAATACATACCACCTTCGGTGTTACCACCCTTAACAGAATTAGTTGCTATCCAACGCAACCTAAATTCACTATCATCTTCGTAATCATCACCAACGGTAGTTACGTTACCTTCACTATAATAAACACCGACAATACCTTCAGGTGCGTCTACAATGTTTAATAGTGCTTCAGGTTCTAATTCTATTGCACCTAACTCTATTGCAGTAAATGAGCCAACGGCTTTGCCTGTTTCACCGATTGTTACCGCCGTATTAAGTTCAAAAATATCATCAGTAGCAGAGTTTTTAAATCTTACAGAACCGACATCACAAACTGTACCTACCGTACCCTCGATAGTTCTCGTAACAACAGTGAAACTTGCATAATTGCGAGTTAAGCCAACTAAAGCATATAAAGCATCTTGAAATTCACCCTCTGCGGTATATGGGTTCATTTGTTTTGCTAAATACATCATTACATCTTCTAATGCCATACAAGTTAGGCTACCTGCGGTAGCAAGGTTATCTATTACTCCTTCTTTCTTGATGACAAATTGGTCGCCAAATACTTCTCTTAATTTTGTTGTCCAAAATCCTAAATAATCTGTAAGGTCTGATTTTTGTATTCCTGTACTGTTAATTATCATTACGCTACATTCCTTAATAAATTTGTATTAATTTCTTCATTTATCATAATTTCAGAATTACCAACCTTTACTGTTGCTTGAACTAAATATGTATTGTTCTCTGTAAGTGTAAAACTGTATTTTAAAACTGTATCAACCCCATCAACAGTATTTATTGCTCGTTTTATTTGAGCTGATAATATTTCAGGATATGCTCGCATACCACCAAAATAATCTACACCTTGTAAACTATCTAAAATCCAATCCGCGATATATAGGTATAATCCTGTTATTATATGTTGTTCAATTCTATTTGTATCTCTTACTAATTCTAAATCACCGTCAACAAGAAGAAGTCTATCACAAGTGTCTCCCTCTCTTGCTAGACCGTTTTGTAAAAGATATTGATTTACAATATCATTATTATCTTCTACTAATACTTTACGAGTTATTTTAATATCACTAACCATAACTTTATTATAACTTATTGAGGTGTTGATGTTTGTCCACCTTGACTATCTGTATGAACATGAGTTGATAAATTAATATTGTTACCTGTTACTTCTCCTGTTGCCGTTATACTACCATTAACAGTTAAATTACCATTATGAACTACATCCCCAATTATTGTAATTTGTCCATTAGCAAAAGATATTTTAGCGGAATTATCTTTCATTCCTATTTCTATATCAACATTAGTCGGATATACATAAGCCTCCGCGTCAGGTATAAACCCAAGTTCAAATACTCTATCATTTATATCATGTTGTCTATCATCTGAATTATAGTCAAAATCAGATTGCAAATATCCCTCTGTACTACGGTCAAAGAACCTACAAACTCCCCTATCACCTTCTTTTATGCCTAAAAATATATATGCCCTTTGTGTTTCAGGTCGCATTATAGGTACATTGTAGATTACAAAATCAGGTTCTTCATCATTTATATACAACAAAACATCAACAAAATTACCATTAACCGCAACTACTTTACAAGGGTTTTGTACATATATTTCATCTGTTGTTGTATTTAATAATGCAGTAAATAATTCATTAACTGATTTCATACGCAATAAATCTCCGAATAGCACTCTGTCCCTGTGTTTGAACCAACATGATGAATACGATAAATATACTTATTACCTTCTGCCTCTGCTAGTCCAAAGTCTTTTAAATAACAAGTCGCACCACATTGAAGATGAGGTAATAACTGTGTTTTTATTTTAAAACCATTATTTTGTTTTACAATATTTGTTGCTTTAACCCCCTTTATACCTTTTGTTTTACTTGCTTTTTGTATAGTCTTTGTTCTTGCTTCAAAAGTATCATCTTGTCTTTCAGGAGTTGATGAATTGTCAGGTGTTAAAAGAATACCATAAGTTTTTATATCTTTTTGGTTTTTATCATACATATTTAATTTCATATCATTTGTATTCCAATTAAAACCACACCTATTACCTAACATAGTTAAAGTTTTTGATACATCACCACGAATAGAAAAACCTTTACGCAAAATGGTATTTTTTAATGCGTCTTGTATATTTTTATCAATATTACCTTTTGGTAAACCTAACGCATTTATGCAATCTTGAATAACAAAATCAACTGTTACATCAGATTGATATGATTTATCTAATTGTGCAAAACCATAATTCATAAGTGTTATGGTTGTTTCTAAATCATTTTGACCTGCTCTACCAGCATTAGCGTCTTGTGCCATAAACCCTGTGTTTGAAGTCAAAATGGTATCTTTACCCGATTTTACTGCCCTTATAGGAAAACCTGTATAAAATGGTACATAATCCTCATTTTCACCTCTTGCACAGAATAAGCGGAAAGCATTTGCCTCTTGTAATATTAAATTATAAGTTTTTACAGATAAATTATAAATTTTTATTGTACTTGCTGTTGGTTCTGTTGTAAAAGATTTATCAATATCAAAATCCATATCTAAACCTTTTGTATTGTCAGCATAAGCATCTGCTATTGTAATACCTTTTACTTTTTCACTTTTATTTTTTAATTCAACTTCTAATTTTAGTCTAAAATCCATTACAGGTTGAGTTACCATTTATTCTTCCTCACCATCATCATAAATTAAGGCAAATTCTTCAGCAATGTTATCTATTGTAGGTTCATAAGTTTCATTATTAATATGAACAAACATAAAAGCATAAGGTAATAAATTATTTCTTATTTTTAAGTTGTTTACTAATGCTTTACCACTAATAATAGGTTCACCATCTTCATTATTAATATTTAAAAAAGCACAATCACAATAATCCGACCACCTGATAATAAATGAATAAGTATTATCACCAATAACTATTAGATAATTATTATAACTATTATCTCTATTAAATCCTTTAAATTGAATATTCTGAATTGTCATTTATTTAATATCCCTTTATAAGTATCTTCTTTAGTACCTAAGTTCCATAAAATACTTGTATGACTTGCCCCAGTATAACTGCTTAATGGGGTTAATGATTGTAATTCACTTTTAAAAGATTTAACACTCGGCAAATCAGTCGTTTTTATATTGCTACTTAAACCACCTGTTGTAGTTTTTGTTATATCTTTTTCTAAAGGTTTTGGCTTTGTTTGTACTATAACTTCTTTACTTGTATCTATATCGCTACGATAAACTTTTTTAAAAGATAAAGTATAATCCATACCTGATTTTGTACAATCATGGTTAGGTGCAAAATTTGTTAAAACAAGATTATCAAATATCTCATCACCTAAAACTAATTGTACTACATCTTTTCTATCTCTTAAATATTTCAATATAGCTCTAAATTCAGCTTTTGAATACCTTTTACCTTCTTGTAAAGCACATTGAACATCAAAAGTTTCTGGCATATTATGTATAAATTCATTTAAAGATTGTCCACTTTGAACACGTCTATCAGGTGTTTCAGATTGATATTGCTCACTATGAGATATTGTCAAATCAAACTGAATAACATTTGCACTTGTTCTTGCTTGTTTATTTGTTATCATATCTGCAAAATCTTTAGCACCTTTTAGTGTTTTAGAAAAACCATTAATAAAACCACCAACATTTATAGAACCGTCAAATAATGCTTCTTTCATTTGATTAAGACCACTATAACCCATTAATGACCCTTGTACACCCAAAGCAGGTGCAAATCCCATAAATAAATAATCAATAGCTTCCATTGATGTAACTTTACCATCAATAAGTGTTTGTGCAACCGCAATACCACTAAACTTTTGTCCAATAGTATTAAATTTATCTGCAATTAAATCTCTATTATCAGTCATATATTTAGCAAGTTTTTTAAATGTTTGTGTAGGATTTTGTACAGCATTTTTTATTTCATTTGGTGCATTCTTAAATGCACTTGTTATTTTATTTTTAAAAGATGTAGTTGTTTTTGGATTATTAACAACAACATTTCTTGTTACATCAAAAGGTAATAATAAAGCGCCATAAGTCGTAATTCCATTATTACTTCTTATTTCATTTGCTGTTTGTACGTTTGCTAAATTAAAAGGTTGTGTCATATTGTTTTACTCCTAATGTGTAGTAGGCATTCGTCCATTTAATATACTAAGTATTAAATTAAAAAATTGCTGATTAATTTGATTACCAATAGCTACAGGATTACCAGATGTATCGTTAATTTCAAATTTTATATCACCAAAAGTCATATTAGTTGCCGCCGTTAAAACGTCTGTTTTATTAAATCCACCACTACTACTCATATAACTTGGTCTTACACCATATCTTGCGATACTCATAACTTCATCCATATTGTTATTTTTTACAGCATTTTGGTATGCACCTAATAATTTAGGATTATTTTTTATAAAATCAGGTAAATTTACAACGGATGGTGCATTTAGATTTCTAGCTTGGCGTGTCGGTTTGTTCTTAGCAGCAAGAATAGCATCACCTGTTACACTTCTAACATTCCAACCTAAAAAGGCTTGACCTATACCCATTACTAAATCCTCAATAGTAGCTAAAGGTAATAATATCTTAAATAATACTGAATAAAAAGTTGTTGCTGCTGCTGACATACTTCCAAAAGCTGTTACACCTGTTAAACCAAATATACGGAAATAACGTATAGCAACTGCAATATCTACTGTTAATAATTTTGTAGCACCACTTAATTTTGTTACTAATCCTATAACTCCTGCTGAACCTAATAACATCATCACAAAACGCCAATTTTGCATTAAATAACTAAATATTTGTGTCAACCATTTAAAAATAGTACCTAAATAACCAATAAATTGTTTAAATTCTCTTGACCTCAACATTTTAGTTAATTCATTAATTGCCTTAGCTAATTCACGACCAGTATCACCAGAAAAAATTTCTTCTTGTAAATTTTTCCACGCATTACTTAAATTCGTAGTAGCAAAACTTAAAGTTTGGGTAATTTCTCCAAAACCACCTGAATATTCTCTTTTTAATTCAGAAATAAATTTAGGTACAAAAACTGATGAAGCTAATTGTCCTGTTCTAACAAATTTATTAAATTCAGCAGTAGTCATATTCATTGCTTTAGCACCAATTTCAAATGCACCTGGCAACGCATTACCTAATTGCCTACGCAATTCTTCCATTGATACAGTACCTTTAGATAACATTTGTTCTAATGCTAGTAAAGCACCTTCTGTTTGTTGCGTACTTGCACCAATAGCCCTAGTTGATAAAAGCATATCTGCATACATTGATTGTATGCCTTCTTTATCAAAACCTGCCATTCTTGCAGATGAGAAAAAGTTACGATACCCTTTTGCAACAGTTTCTATATCCGTACCAGTTCCAAATGATTGTTGTTGAATAAAACCCCAATCTTGAGAAGATTTAGTTAATCCTTCAATAGATTTACGAACAAGTTGTAACCTTGAACCCGTATTCATCATATTTTGTAAAGTATGTATTCCTAAATAAGCACCTAAATAAGTACCTATTCTACCACCTATACCCATACCCCTACGTTCACGATTTAATTTACGTTGTTCGGCTATTTCTTTACGCATACGAGTAATACGTTCACGACTTAATGTAGCCTCTAATCGTTGTTGTGATAAATACCTTGCAGTTTCTTGGTAAGCCAAACGATTTTGTTGTGCTTCCCTTGCTTTTTCGTTATTTAATCTTTGCAATTCTAATCTATTTTCACTAACAGCATTTCTTTCTCGTTCTAATAAGTACGAATAACGTCTTTTAGCGGCACTTAATTGTTCAATTCTTATTCTTTGTTCAGGTGTTACTGCACGATTTAAAGCACGACTTAAAGCCCTTGCTTTTTTAGTTGCATCTTGGATAGCAACAGATAATTCAACAAAACCACCTATATCACATTCCGTTTTTATTTTTTGTACTATATCATCAAGGTATTGATTTGACATACTAACCTCGTTTTCTTACCTTATAATTTATTTTTGAAACAAGTTCTCCTGTTTCAAAATATGGATGATTATATCCTTTAATTTTTTGTGTTAAAGGACTATTATTATTTTGGTCTTTGCCTTTATTGTCAATAGGTGCAAAATTACCACTTGACATTTTTTGTCTTTGTAAATTAACGCAAGCCTCACCAAGTTTATTTTGTACTCTTTCAGCACTTCTAATAGGATTATGCAATTTAGTATTTATTTCAATATCAATATTGTTTGCATAATTAAAACTTATTGCTTGCAATATTCTTGGGTATAAATACATTCTTACAACGGGTCTTGCAGGGATGCTTATATCAGCACCTTCTTCCACAAAATTAGATAAATCATCCTCTATAAATTGTGAAGTATTTTTGGTTACAGGTTTTAATCCGACATTAGGTATTGCAACAGAATCTCGTTCTAATTTATGGTTAGTACCAAATTCATTCCATAACATTTTTTTTACATTATCTTGACCTGCATCTGTATGAACACCTACTGTTACCACATTATCACTTAAAGATTGATAATATTTTATAATATCATCAATCTTTATACCATTTTTTTTAGTTTTAATTATTACTTCTGCGGATAAATAAGCCATAACTTTATTATACCCTATTGTTTCAATTTATCATACTCTAATTTCTCTTGATACTTTTGCTCTAACAAGGCTTCATAAGTCATAAGCAATACGTCATTATCCATTTTTTTTATGCTATCATAATCTTCTTTCATATTACATTGGTTGAAGAAAATTACAAAATTTACGATTTTTTGCTTCGCTTGTTTGAAGTTTTCTTCTCTTTTTCCACGTTGGTTGCGTAAATATTGATAGATTGTTCCGCTTTCTCCATGTACGCATCCACTAATCGGTCGAAATAAGCACCTATACTTTGTGTTAATCCGTTCAAGTTCGGTATTAAATCTTTGAACTCCCCCAAATTTTTATAAGCAAATTGTAATACAACAGTATATTTTCTTACAAAATCCCCTGCAAAATGTTCATTTACTTCATCTTCGGTTGCTAAATATCTTTCACCAACAGCAATGGGTTGTTCAAAATTATATAAAATTTTATCAACAAGCCATTTCCAATCTTCTGCATCAAATATATCTTTTAAAGTTTGATATATTGAATAATGATTTTCATTCTCAATATACTGACGATTTATTAAAGTATTTATAGTAACACCAAAACCAACTAATTTTGGAAACAACCTTAAACCTAAGTAATCTTGGTCATCACCCTCTAACGCATTTCTCTTATAAGTGTCTTTACCATACTTAACTACAAATTCTTTTACCATAGTTCACCTCACTAAATTTTACCTACTATTTTATTATAACAAAAGACAGAGTTGTTAAAACTCTGTCTTTGCAACAAGAAAGTGAGGTTTCTTGTTTAGTTATAATCCTCACAAGTAATAGTAAATTCAATATCAGCATTACCATTTTGACTGCCTGTTGATTGGATATAAGCAGTATTTGATGTATAAGTTTGATTTGTATTTCTATTATTATATTGAACATTATGTGGATTTCTTGATTTAGCCCATACTTCAAATTGATGTAATTGTGGGCTTGTAGGCAAAATTGTTACTCTGAATTGTAAAGCATTATCGTATTTAGCGTCTGTTATAGCATCACCTTTACGACCTTTTCTTAATTCAGTCCAATCGCCTGTCCAAGATACTTCACAAATAGTATCTCCAAAGTGTGTTACGTTTACCCCATCTATAATTAAGGTTTCTAACTGTGCGTCATATTTACTCATTGTCTATTCTCCTTATACCTTAAAATCCAAACAATGACATTTCTGCTTTTGTTGGGTCGATTAATAAATCAATCACAACTTTTTCACCCATTAGATTATCTCTATAATAACCTTGAACTTTATATGTTTGATTATTGTATAAAGTTTCATCTTCTAATCTTAATTCTGTTGGGTAAACAACTTTTACTTCAAAACCAAGATTTTCAAGAGTTTCATCACCTGTTGTAACTACACTATCAGGTTTAATCATTCCATTAGTTTGGCAACCAATAAGAACTGATTTTACCATTGATAATAATACATCAGCAGATACATCATTATAGCCTAATTTCTTTTTCAAGAAATCAATACATTTTGCTTTTAATAAGAAATCTAAACAAAAACGAATATAACGTCTTTGAGTTTTTTCACCATTTATCATAGTTGAACCCATTACGATAGGTGTAGCATATTGAGCAACTCCACCACCGTTAATAGCATTTACATTGCTATAATAAACAACATTTTGATTATCTAAATTAGTGTTTACTGTTGCTGTATAATCTTCAGGTGTTACATTAGTTACTGTTGAATATAAAGCACCAACTGAACCTAAATTTGGATTAGCCATAATACCTGTAATACCACTTGCTAAACTTTCGTTAGCCGTTGTATGGTAAGTGAATAAAGTATTTGCGTTATTTAATGCTTTTAATTGCATTGCAATATTATTTGATACTGCATTAGCAATATCATCACTATCTGTTTGCGCAACAAATAATCTATTATTTGTTAATGCTTTATCAGCAATTAATTTAATATTTGTATCAACAGTTGTATTAACCAATAATTGCGACCAGTTAGCATTTACAGAAATAAATTCATCAACTAAATCACCATAAGTTTCACCGCTTGATAAAGCACCTAAATAAAGGATAACTGCATTTACTCTGCCCTTATTAGGGTTCATGTTACCTTTTTGAACCAAGATTGTAGAAATATCCATGTACTCTTGGCTATCAGATTTTAATGTAGCATTAAGTGTATCATTGCTATCAATAACCAATACTTTGTTAGTAGGAATAACCACACCTTCTTTTACACAAGTTTCACCAACAGTTAAGTAACCAACATTTCTAAAAAATGTTGATAAAGTTGTTGCTTGTGAATAGGTAAAGCCAATCTCTACTAATTTGTCAAGTGAAATCATAACTTTTACTCCTTTTCCCTATATATTAATATTCACTGTATCATTAACTGTAACAATAAAATTTATATCACTATCTTCAATATCTTTGTTTTCGATAGCAACATCAACTTCTTTACCAGTATCTTGATATTTACTTACATTTTCATTATAACCTATCGTTAAATCAAACTCATAACGATACATATATCCACCATCTACAACTTCAGGTAATGGTCTTATTGGACTTATATTTTGAACACTAAATAAATTATTTAACGGATAATCCTCAAAAGCACCCTCTAATATGTCTATTTGAGTATATGCGAATTCCTTTGCCTCATCCATATCCATATCATCATAAATATCTCTAACCCAAGCGTTATAAATACCAACTGTAATGGTACAAGTCTTATATCTTGTAGTTATCTGTTCTCTTTGTTCATCAACTAAATCACCAATAGCGTGTGAAGTTCTTTTATCCTTGTTTTCAGCAATAGCATTAAGCAAACAATATGGATATTCAGGGATATTAACTCTTTCCCCTAACCAATAAATCTTATCACCAAAACTCTCATCAAGATTTTCTTGGATAAAATCGTGAATATATGGTTTAATTTCAAGTAAAGTAGTCATTTTTACGCCCTCTGATTATCTTTCAATACCACATACAACTTGGTATAACTAATTGGCTTAAAATTAACCTTACTACCAAAGAACGCATTTATTTTTACTTCGTAATATTTACCATCCTCACGTCTATAAACGGTATCGCCCTCTTTTGCATTAGGTGCAAAAGTATAAACCATATAAACTTCTTTGGTTGTAGTACCTGACATAAGGCGTTCTAATATAGCACCGTCATTTTTATTAGTTGTATCAGGTGGTAAAAATATTGCTTTATAAGCTCCGACAGTTTCTTTAATCGTTCCTTGTGAACCGTTAGGTTTAGTTATAGTTGCAGTACGAGTAATGTCAATCATTTCGCTTGGAGTTGTTGGATGATTTAATAATGCTTCAATTATTTGCATATCTACCCCCTACAACCATATCTGCATACTTGAACTTATCATCCAATCTTCTAATGCTTTAAGAATATAGTCATCAATACCACCTAAATCAAAAGTAGCGTCATCTTTAAGGTCAATATGGACATCACCGATTTGCCATTTGGTTACACCAGATAACAAACCTTCGCCACCAGAACTACTGCTACCATTTTTATAAATATAATTTGCAATTTGACAACATAAATCTATGAGTGTTTGTTCATCACTTACTTTTCCACTTGTTGTTACTCTTGGAAATTTAAGGGGTTGTTGTGGGTCAACCTTTTCCCCAATGTACTTATAGCTATCAATAACCCTCGTACTTTCAACAAGTAATTGTGCTTGTACAATAGGGTCTAAACTTGACCATGTGCTACCGTAGATAGCATTGTTATAGATATTCGCATCTTCTAAATCTGCGTAAGTTGGATATTCAATTTCATTAATAATAAGATACTTTGTCATACTATAATTATACTATTATGACTAAAGACTCAATTATAATCGTAGGTGGTTCATGTTTTGTGAATGAAGTTGATTTTAAAAGAATTGACTTTGATAAATATGACATACTTTGTATTAATCGCCCTATTTTAAACGCACCTGTAAAATACTTGTGTTGCCACGACTCTGACTTTCGCCCTGCTCACACACAAGAGGAAGTAGCTAATATTAAAAAACAAGGCTTAAATCCAGTATTTATAGCACCTAAAACAGAATTTATCCACGAAACAACAGGTTGGAGTTGGAAACCTGATATTATCAGTAATCAAGATAAACTACTCGGCTTTTGCCTTTATACTTGCTCATCTGCTCTTAATTTTGCTTATTTGCGTGTTTATAGAAATGTATATTTTATCGGAGTTGATTTAGAAGAAAATAATAAACCATTTGCTCATTGGCATGGAGTTGTAAATAAAAAAGAAGTGCCTGTTAATTGTGCAAGACAAGCAAAAGAATATTTATACCGCTATAAAAAACTCTTGAATATGTATCAGTGCAATCCTAACGTGAAGTGGGATATTCCGTATTGTCCAATCGAGAAATTGTATAGTCATCAACTACATACAAACCCTCTTGACTAGGCTGTGGTTCACTACAACCTGATTTTTTCCACCCTTGTTGTTGATATTTACCCCATTCGCTTGATTGTATGGTTCTTGTTATTCCGTTTCGTGTTACCTTCATAATCACCTCAAAACAAAAAGGTGGAATTAACCACCTATTGTTTATTTTCTTCTATTCTTCTTTGATTTAGGCATTTCGTCTACGATTTCATCAACAGGTTGTGCAACCTCTTTAATCGGTTCTTCATCAACCACTTCTGCAATGGGTTCATCTTCTACGACAGGTTCTACCTTGACATCTTCGAGTTTTGGTAATGGTTTTTCTACTACTTTTTCAAAACCATGAGCTTGCCAATAACCAAAATCTTTTGCGTCAATAGTTTTAAAAATACCATCTTTGCGTATCTTCATTGTTTTTCTCCTTTATTTTGATATAAAAGGGCATACCTATAAGATATGCCCAATTAAATTGTTTAAAACACTTATGATGCTTTTCTGTGGCAGTAAATACCTTTTTTCTTATTTTCAAGAACAAATACATCATAGTAGAAACGGAAGTTGAATGTCCAACCATCATGTAATTGGTTTACTTCAGGTGCAAAAATTTGAGCTACGTTATTCTTAGCGATTGAAAGTGCTGCTGCTCTATCCATAAGGATAAAGTTAATATCAGTGCCGTTAGCATCACCAGAAGCACCAGTAGAAACGTGTTTTCTATATCCACCAGTTTTTTCGCCTGAAGTTGTACCATCATACAAATCAATAGCGTTGTAGAAACGAGTTTGAGGAACTGTAATCAACGGAATGTCATTGTAGTATTCGATTTTTTGTCCATATTCAGTTACACCTGAAGAAAGGCTTCTCGGAATTTCATTTTCTAAATAACCTTTAACTGTCGGAGTAATGAAAAGAACCATGTTACCTTCATCCACTTCGTTTTCAGCCAATGTAGTTAAACCTGCCTCAATAGCTGCTTTTGTACCTGACGTAGACAAAGTGCCTGTTGTACCTTCGATACCAGATGTGCCTGCAATTTTAGCAAAAGTATAAGCGTCTTTTTCAGGAACAACTTTTTGTTTCATAAATTGACCTGCCATATTCAAGAAAGCCATACCTAAATTTTCAAGGTTATCCATTTTATCAAGATTAAATCTACGACCTCTGTCATTAGTGAACTCATGAGTTTCCCATTCAGAGATAATAGAACCAGCAGGATAGCCAGTTTGTCTTGAATAGTCACCAAGACCGTCCATATCAAGTTTATTAATTTTAATAACTTTAGCGTCTTGTGTGTCTTGAACTAATGCAGCAGGTGCATCTAAAATAGATGATTTTGCGTTTACTTTGTAAACTTCATCAAGTAAAGGTAAAAATTTTGTTACTAAATCAATTCTGTTTTCCATAATTTTAAACTCCTTTTATTTTATTTTGTTTGTAATCCTAATGCTTTTCTAGCCATAGCTTCTGTTAGAGAACCTTCATCATTCACCGTATTTTGCTTAGGTGTATGTGTCTTAATTCTGCCTTCTACGGCTTTTTGTACTTCAGCATCGAACAAAGCCTTTACTTCTATTATATTATTCAAGGTTGCTTCTGCATCTTTAGGAACTAATACTGCATTTAAGAATACATCAGAGAGGTCTTTTTCTTTCATTAACTTACGAGTTTCTTCTTTTTGAGTATTCAAAGCCAACTCATCTTTTAATGCTTGAAGTTCAGCCATGCTCTCTTTTGCTTGCGTCTGTGCTTTTTCTAGTTCAGACATTTTTTCAAATCGAGCTTGTTTTTCTGCTTCCTCTTTTGCTTGTTTTTCACGTTCTTTAGCAGTCTTTTCCCATTTAGCATTGGTATCGAATTTCCCTTTACCATACCCTTTAGCTTCAGCGTCTTTTAATAAGGCGTCTAATTCTTCTTGGGTATAAGTTTTAGGAGGGACATCTTGTCCTTTACCTTGTCCTTGTCCTTGTCCTTCACCATTACCTTGATTTTGGTTGTCTAAGTTTTGTTCATCTGCCATAATTTTTTCTCCTTTTTTACTGTTGGATAACATACATAACCCGATTAACTGATGGATTAGTCCTCATAACCTAACTATACCACACGTTCAAAACTGCACTAAAAAAAGTAGCCTATCATAGACTACTTTTTAACCCGTTATCTCTCCCGAAAAAGTTTTATTTATCCAAAGAAACTTTTAAAACCACGTTTTTTATTATATGCTTTTCTTTTCTTATTTTCTTCATTCAAATTTATTTTTATATCATCTTCATTAAAGTCATTTTCTAATTGCATTGACATAGGTACATCATCACAAGCCACATGGAATAAGCCAACACTCTCTGCTTCTGCTAATGTCATAACACCCTTATCATTTTCTGTAAGTGCGAGAATACGGTTTGTAAACGGTTCGCACAATAAACAATGAGGATGCAAATTCAAGTGAATAATCCTCACATACGGCACACCATATTTAACTGCTTGCATAAAATATGAGTTACGCATAATTTTAGTTATTTCATCTAATGACTTTTGTTTAATGTAATTATTTATAAATATTCTACGACCTGCTCTATCTTGAAACTCCGAAATCCCGTTCTTTGCAAACTCACTTGCTAATTCTGCTGATATAACTTTTTTTGTATCAATAACATTAGACTTAATATCTTTAATAATGTTATCTGTATTAACTTTTATACCGTCTAACACATAAGCCAAAGTTACTTCATTACTCTTAATAACACTATCAAGCATATCTTTAAACTTTTTATCGTTGATAGTTTTCTTGACAATTTTATCTACACCTAATCGTTTAATTTGTTGATTAGCAACACTTATACCCATATTCATTGAGTTTTTTAATTGCACTTTTAATTTATCCATTAACTCCATTAAAAACGCAATAATCAAAGCATCACGAACTGTCTGAAAATTATCCATTTCCTTATCAGATGGATTTTTTAACATACGATAAAATAACTTATTTAACTTATCGCTAAATTCTTCCGATAACTGTGTATCTTCATCAACCCATTCTTCGTATTCTTGCTTTGTTTTTTGTTTAGTTGTTGCCATACTTTAATTATAATCTTTTTGTTAGTATCTCGCAAAGTTGATTATATTGTTCTTTTTCAATCATAAAAGTATCACTATTTGCCATTGATACCCTATATTCTTCATTTTCATTATTAGCATCAATAACGCTAATTTGATTTACATTAATAATTTGTTCTTCTACATTATTTTTTAAGAGTTTTACAAACATTTTATTTATCCTTTACTAACTCAAACTCAATATCATACACATCTTTATCAATAGCAAGGTCTGTGTTTTTGCCGTTAATAATTCTTATTGATTTTATTTTTGCTTTTAACCTTTTTTCTTTATCGTCTTTTTTTGCATAACCACATACAAATTCACAGTCTAAATTAAGATTATCGGTAAATATTCCTTCTTTTGTTACACTTGCAAAACAATTATTGTTAAGATGATGGAATAAGCCCTGTTGAGCAATAATGCGTTTTTGCCAATATGGTTTACACTCTCTGTATTCGTGGTTTTTCTCGCCACTCTTGATTTTGTCGAACCATTGTTTTTTAAGGTTAAACGTCAACATTTGATACCTCTTTCTTTCCAAACCCTTTGAACTCACGCAAATAGGTTTTATACAACTCCGTTACCACCTCAATCGGCAATTCGCTATTACTCTCATACCCCGTAAATTCTGCATATTCTTTTACATAGCGGAATATTGCGTTTTTTGGATATTCGGTTTCTCTAGTTATATCAGTAGAATTATGCAAATCTCTTATTATTTCTTTTATTTTCATTATTGTTTCAGCTTTTAGATTAAGATTATTTAAACAATAATCATATAAAAACATAGCAAACCAATATGTCCAAGCTCTATTATTTTTAATCCACTCTTGCAATTCTTTACCTTGCTTAATCGGTTTATAAACATCACTAATACCAGCCGAACAAATAAGTTGCCCTAACTCCAACAACTGCTTAAAACAAAAATTTTTATTTGTATTCTCCATAAGCCAATCTACTGCTTTGTCGGGCGACTTGTCGCATATTATGAGCATCATACTTCACACCTCACTATGATTTGTTATACTTGTTTATTCAACTTTTTAACTTTCTGTTTCTTCGCTCCAACTACTGTCGGCAACTCCACAGACTCTACGGGCATACCCTGCCCTGTATAAACTAAATTTTGTTGTTGAAGTGCAAATTTAAGAATATTTTTTGCGGCATTGTAATCCCTATCGTGATGAGTATTACAACTTTTGCAAGTCCACTCTCTATCAGATAGTTTTAACTCATTATTGATACTGCCACAAACAGAACATATCTTGCTTGACGGCTCAAATCTACCTATTCGGATTAAATTTTTGCCATACCATTCTGTTTTGTATTCAAGGTAATCGTTAAATTTACTCCAACTAACATCACTTATTGCTTGTGCAAGTTTATGATTTTTAATCATTCCTTCCACATTCAATGTTTCAAGACATAGCGTATTCACTTGGTTATCGTGAGTTAATCTATGGCTTAATTTGTGTAAAAAATCATTTCTACGATTAGTTATTTTTTCATGTAATAATGCTAATCGTAAATTTGCTTTTTTGCGATTATTAGAACCTTTTTGCTTTCTACTTGCCCTTTTCTGCAAAACTTTTAATCTTGGCATAAGTTTTGCCAAATTCTTTTGGTTTTCTATTTTCTCACCTGTTGATAATATTGCAAAATCTTTTATACCTAAATCTATACCTATTGCAGTTTGTTCTTCTATTTTAGGTTTTTTAGGTATAACACCATTTGTTTCAACTAATACAAATATAAAATATTTATTTGTAGGTGTTTTTTTAATAGTACAAGTTTTTATTTTACCTTCAAAAGTTCTATCAATTCGTATTTTTAAAGGCTTTTTAAATTTTGGTAATATTGCTTTTTGGTTTTCAAAATCTATTTTAACTTTTTCAGGTAAAGAATAACTATACTTATTATTCTTTTTGCTTTTAAACTTTGGAAATCCCTTTTTCTCTCTAAAAAATCTTGTAAAAGCATTGTCTAAATGTCTTAAAGAATATTGTAATGCAGGATTTGACACTTCATATAACCATTTATATTCTTCTTGATTTTTCAAAATTGTCAACTCTTTACACAAATCAAAAAAAGATAATCGTTTTTCATTCTTTTCATATTCCTCAATTTTCTTTGCTAATCCCCAATTATATATAAATCGAGTACAACCAAAATGTTTTGCAAGTAATATTTCTTGCTCTTTTGTCGGATATACTCGATATACATAAGTTTTTAACATTTTGATAGAAACCCTTTATTTTCTATCAAAATAATACTATGAATAAAATTGTTTGTCAAGTTAGAATTTTACATTGTAAAAGGATAAGCAGGATTAGGATTTTCAACTCTTTCAGTAGTTGTATTATTAGGAATGCTTATGCCCGAAATATCCTCTATTGTTGATAAAACCCTTTGTCTTTGCTCTTGTTCAATTCTTGCTAATTCACCTTCTACATCTGTAACTGTTTGCATATTGCGCATCGCAGTTTCTTTACTCAAAATTCCACGGTCTACTAAATCAGCGTACTCTAAATCTGCTGTTACATTATTAGGAAGATTATTATAAAAATGGTATTCCATATCATCTTTACCAATTTCAAAAGGTTTACCTACATAAGACGCTATTATATTCCACCTTTTTCTCATACCTTGTTCAAAGTATGCCGATTTATTAAGACGTATGTTTTCTATCCCTATCATCTTAAAAGCTATGGCTTGTCCTGATTTGTTATAGCTACTAAGGTCTGTAAAATCAGGTACATTGGTAATTGCATAATACTCACCCCTTAATGCTTCCTGTAAAGCCTTAAACGATGAACTATCTAACTTTTTATAAATATACTTCGCATCCGAATTTTCACCCATAAGTGAAACAACTCTTGTACGGTTAAGTTTTTCTCTTTCTTCTTCAGGTAAATCGACATTAAAGAAAGCAAGTATGGCATTAGCGATGCCCGAAAAATCATCCATACCTAATGAATATGTCTTACTATACGCACTTAATATAGGACAAGCAGGTTCATAATCCCCAAAGTTATTGTCATTATTTTTATACATAACTATTGGAAAATCATCAGGATATGCAGTGTTATCTTCACTTGAAATAAATGCCACGTTAGAGCCTTTGTATTCAAAAGCGTGTATTACACCTCTACCATAAATAAAACCTTTTTTATATGCTTGTTGATTTTTAGGCTTAACAATAGAATATGTAATATAGCAAATTTCATTTTCTAAAATGCTATCATCTGCAACCAAGAATGTAGTAAATGGGTCAATTCGTTTATAAAAAGGTTCTTTAACACCTTTTACCTCTCTAACCCCTACAAACTCATAAGCCAAGCCCAAACGAGAGCAATCACTCTCTAATGCTTTGTCCTCTAATATCTCATTATTCTTAAATTTTAATTCGTCAATATATTTTCCAAACTTAAAATCTTTATGATAATCTTGCGTTGGTTCTTTACCAAAACAATAAGAAACAATGTTTTGAACTGTCATATATGCAAGGTTCACATGAATTTGACTATTAACATTCCTTTTCTCAAAAGGATATTTCATAATATCATCTTCCCCTTGATAAAAACTATCCAGATAAATCAATCTTGGTTGAATATTAGAAGTAAATGCGTCTATCCAATCCTTGACGTTTTGTTCGTTTATCTCTGTTTCGTTTGAAATAATATATTTTTTCATAATTCAATTATACTATATCTGTAAACCCTCTATGGCTTTACCCTTAAATCCCTCACTTCTGTAAACAATAGACGCAAGAGAGTCGGCACAATCATCATGTTCGCAATATGCACTAAATGTCATAATTTGATTTATATAATTCAAATCACAATCTTGAATAAAAAATATTTTTTTATTATTCCATAATGGCAATAACACATTTGTAATCTTTTCATATTTTTTACGACTTTCATGATAAGTCATACACCTTACACCTTGTTCTCTTAACTCTTTAGCAAGATACCCTTTATCACCGTTAGTTTCAAGATACAAACTACCTGCGTCATATTTTTCTTTTAAATGTAAAATCTCACTCAAACAAGATTGAACGTGTTTCTGCCATACTTTTCCAAAAACCAAAAATCTACCGTCAGGAGTTTTCTTCAATATCGTAAATGCGGTTGTATCACCACCAAAGTAGCCAGCATCAATATGACAAATACCCCCTTTGATGACATCTGCCCCTGTCATACCATAACCAATATCTTTATCATAAAGAATTTGATAATCCGTAAATACTGCGTCCTCATCTGCAATAAACTTCAATTCATAGTTAGCCGCAAACAAGGCTTTTGTAGTATCTCTTTTTGTAGCCTCTATCTGTTGTTCAGTAAATATGCCTGTTGAATAGACATCATACTTGTCAGGTTTAGGCATAATTGAGAACACGTCGGACTCATGCCATGGGGTACCTATTGCTATTGACTTTCCGTCCTTTTTCAAAATGTTAGCGTGTAATTCTCGCCATATATCTTTTGTGTGTTCCCTCTCACTTGCGGAGTTTCGGTCGGAAATATCGCAAATATCATCAACTATAAGCAAATCACAGTGCAGACCTGTAATACGACCGTCTAAACCAAAACCTCTAAACGATATTTCACGACTATTTTCATGCGGTAAACTCGTATCAATTTCAGTTGCAGTATTCTTTGTTAATCTAAAACCATGTCCATAAATAATCTGCGACAATGCTTGAAAAACATCTGACTGCAATATACCACTAACCTTTGCAACAATAGTTTTAACCAAAGCGTCAGTTTTACGAACATAGAATATACTTTTATGAGGCTTTAATAAAATATGCAAAGCAATAAAAAGTTCAACACAAGAAGTCTTAAAACTCGCACGATGACTCATAAGCACATACGGTGTCCACCCTGCCTTCCAAAACTTATTTATCCATTTCGCATGAAGTTCACTTAAATCTTTAAACCCCACCAAATGTCCTATCAAATGAGCCTTGTTTTTAACTCTATCTAATAAGTTCTTCTGTTTCTCTGTTAAGGTTGACTTCTTTTCTTCCACCATAACCCCATTCTACCACTAAAACAGGCTATTGTTGTTTATCTTCAGCAACAAACCAACTCGACAAATCTTGCTTCACCTTTTCTTCCACAGGTTCGGGGAGTTGGGTATCTTGTTTGGGTTGCTTAGTTAATTTGTCATATTCTAACACGATAAAATTGATGCAATTACTAATCTTTGTATATCCATACTGTTGCATAATTTTATTTACAATTTCTTCCGCCACTGGACTTAGGTAAAGCCCTGTCTTTTTACCTGCCATTAAAATTCTACCTCCTCATCATAAATAATATCTTCGCACTCATTAAACATTTCTTTCGCCTTATCCGAAATCGGCTTTATTTTAACTTTATATGCTCTTACCAAATCTATCGACAAATCATTCTCCGTCCAATTTTCACATAATGGATTACAACAAATAAATTTTTTAAAAGCATTTGCAATTTCTTCTTCGCTAATTTCTCGATTTTTCTTTTCTTCTTGCCACCATTTTTGAATACATATACTCATTTGTGTCCTTAAATTAATTTTCATCTTCTTCCTCACTTTCTTTCTTTCTTTTCATTCCTTAACGTAAACTCTAATACAGCACTCAAGTTCCATAAAGCGTGGCTTAAATGCTTAATTCCACTTTCTTTATCTATTTCCTCACCTTGCAACCATTGAAACAAGTGTCTAAACAAAGCGTCTTTATATCGGTCAATGCCATTTTCTAAATATTGCCAATTACCTTCACCGTATTTTGAACAGCCGAACGTCCCAACTCTACCGACTTCCCATAAAGCATTACTAAAACCTTGTAGAACTAACCCCATACGGTTTTTGCCTGTGTCGTATTTAAGACCCTCGACAGAGCAAGCGCGTGTTTTTTTCATTATCTCTTTTTCTTCTGTCAAACCTTTTGGTTCAAAGTCTGAACACTCATCAGGCATTGCTTTCATGCCTCTGCCAACATCTTTTAATTTATCTAAATCACAGGCATACATAATAGAACATTCATCTACCTTTTGTAACCCCATGTGTTTACATTCTGTGCAATCTATCATTTATTCCTCCATTATTTTCTCTATGTCTTGTTTGACTTCTTCCCAATTTTTCGGACTTACGCTATAAGCCAAACCACCACTTTTTTGCACTTTTTCTAACTCATGTTTTTGTAATTCTGACAATCTACCTACTGAACTCTTACATTCAAGCGCAACAAACTTTCCTTTTATGCAACAAAGCAAATCTGCCACTCCCGACCTTGTATAAGCACATCCAAAGTATTTTACCCAATAACAACCTTTTTCTGTTAGCCACTTCTTTATACGATTTTCGAGATTTTTTTCTTCTGCCATTTATTCCTGCTCCTGAAAAAGTGCGTTTGTATAATCCTCTTGCCTATTTAATGCCTCTAAAATTTTACCGTCTATACTATTTTCTGTTTCAAGTATATAGTAAAAACAAGGTCTGTCTTGCCCTATTCTATGAACCCTTTTTTGCGACTGCATATAATTTTCACAACTCAAAGGCAAGCTAAAATATATAATTTTATTGGCTTTCTGCAAATTCAAGCCTTTAGCACCTGCCTGAAACTGAACAAAAGTTACAGAATTATCATATTTCTCATAATTTTCTAAATCTCGTTTTTCTCCATTGACTAAACTTATCGGACGTTCCACCAGACGAGCGAGAATGTCCTTTTCTGCGGTGAAATTATAAAAAACGATTAATCTATCGTCCGTATCATTTAACAGGTCTTTAAACGCCTGCAATTTGTGTCTATTGTATTGTGAACATAATTGTCTTTCTCCTAACATTTTTATTAAAGTATTTTCACCGACAATCTCTTTATCATCAATAGTAACAATCCTATCTTTCTTAAACCTCTTATATTCAGGTATTTGTTCACACTTTATAGTTATAAAATTCTGCAACGGTAAAGTTATTGCTTCATCTGCCTTCATAAAGAAAGCACCATATCGCCTTAAATTACTTTTTAATTCTTCAACATTCTTATAACCAACTACAATCTTTATTGCAAAAGGCATATTCGGACGTTGAAAATCTTTAGTTACAATATATCTGTCATAAAATTCTTTTTTAGTTATATCCCAACCAAGCAACTTACATTGACTATATAACTTCTCGTATTTGCCACTCACAGGAGTACCTGATAATAAAATTACATTATCCGCACCCATTTTTAATATTGCCTTTGACCTTTTTGTTTTCTCGTTTGCTATAACGCTACTCTCATCAAGCATTAAAGTAAAATGATTTAGTTTTTTCAGGTTTTCTCTACGATAAACAATATCGTAATTAACTACACCGATATATTTACCGTTTGTCCCCTCATTAAAAACCTTATTTTTCGTAAGGTCTTTAATCGTATATTCAGGATAATAAGTTTTAAAATGTTCTAACCAATCTTTTACCTTTGATTTTTGACAAACCAAAAGATTTACCCTATGGTCTAATTGTCGCATTTTCTCGCTACCAATGAAAGTTTTACCAAGACCCATATCATAGTAATAAGCAACTCGATTAAAATTAATCGAATTTTCTAACACTTGTTTTTGATGAGGATAAAGTTTAATCATCACAATTCCTCGTTTTATGCTTACTAACATTTTGTTCATGACGAGGTTCAGTTAATGCTCTTTCAACACTCCAACCATCTTTTAATCTTCGTCTTACGGTATCATCACTAAAGCCAAGATATAAAGACCAATCCGTTAAAGTCATAGTCTTACCTTCAAAGGTAATATACCTATTACTTCTTTTATTTCTATTTTGAACATATCTTGTAGTCCACCGACAGTTACTTGGTTCATAATTACCATTATTATCAATTCTATCTATTGAAAAACCTTCTTTATAACCATTATTTATAGCCCAGTCATAAAAATTTTGAAAATCGCTTAACCATTCTTCACAAACACCAATACCTCTACCACCGTAATTACAATAATTTTTCTTGGTTTTACGATAACATCTCTCTTTCATATCACAATATACATAATAAAGTTTTGTACTACATTGAGAATGTTTTGTATTGCACTCCTTTATTCTATCAAGCATATAACAACCACAGGATTGAGTTTCACCACTTCTTAAACTTGTTCCTACTACAATTACTTCATTTCCGCAATCACACTTACACAACCAACGTGCTTTATTCCATTTATCATTTTCAACTCTTTTAATTACCGTTAGCCTTCCAAATTTCTGTCCTGTAATGTTAATAAACTTACCCATGTCGTAGCTCCTTTAAATAAATACACCCTCTCTAACGGCTACGACCTCGTTAAAAAGGGTGTATATAATATACATCTTTTATTGTCGTAGCATATTTATTATATGCTAAAAAACATTTTTTGTCAAATTAAAAAGGGTCTTGTTCACTCTCCTCTGCCTTTTGAGTAACTATTTTTTTAGTGGTTATACCACTTACAGCTTCACAACTCCAGGGACGTAACTCAAGATATTGCTTACCGTTTTCATTAGCTTCACCTTTTACAAATTCAACTTTTAAAATTGAACCAAGCAAATCATCATTTTCAAATCTCAAATCTTCTTTACTGTCTTTGTCATAAATACCAATAGCACCCAAGAAATTTAATAATATTGATAATGCTTTTGGCGATTTGTAAAATCTGTTTCTTACTTTAAAGACATCTTCGCCCATCGTTTCAAACTCAATTTCAAGGTATTCAGTACCACTATTTGCAGTACCGTCAGTTGCTTTAATAACTTTTACTTGATATACGCCTTCTGCGTATTCTTTAAATGTGTTTTTTGTAGCCTCTTGGCTATCTTTGAACGATATTAACATTTTCCCTCCTTCTACCATTCAAGGTAATTATCTATTTGTTCTTTGTATCTTTCTACACCATAGTTTTTCTCGTAATCTTCCCTTAAACCAACTCTATCGAGCCAATTGGAAAACTGTCTGATTTTTACTTTTAAAAGTTCATCATCTCTTGGTTGCTTTTCAAAATATATGTCATCACCACAACCAACAATATACTCAAACTTCTCCATATCAGCACAATAAAGATATATCAAGTGTTGAACACTATCATTATATTTACCTAAATCGTATGATTTTACATATTTAAAGTCATAGATTGTATCACCTTTTATACAATCTGCAAAGCCTAATAACATATAACCTTCACACTCTTTGCACAAAAAAGCCTGATATAACGAGTTTTCAACTATTGGTTTAAGTTCTTCTATTTCACCGTCTATTGCCTTACGCTCAAACTCAATACCTGCCTGCATAGCTTCATTTGTTTCTTTGGGCAAGCGCTTTATTGTAGCTTCAATATCGTAACCTTTTATCCATGTATTTAATAGACTTGGTGTCAGATAAAATTTAGGCTTTTGCATTTGATTTTTCCCATTTATCAATTTTATCTTTAATCTGTAATTTACTATCGTTGATTTTTGGCAAAGCACGAAGTTTCTCTTTGCTTGCTTCAGTTACGCCTTCTTTTGCAATAATTTCATCAGCTTGTTTCAAAACTTCTTCATAACTAACACTTGTCTTAAACTCATTTTTACGTCTTTCAATAGTCGGATTAAGAATATAATCGGTTAAAAACGTATTATTATCACCCTTAGCAAGTATAGGTATTTCAACATAACTATCTAAACCTAATGAGTTTTTAGCATAGAATTTACTTGACGGTGTAAACGATATACTACGCTTTTTGCCAACAACTTCCATATAACCTAAGAAGTCAAGCTCTTTTATAATGTCTTTTGCAGCACTACCACTTACATCAGGTCTGATAATTCTGCTATCACCTTCCATAACTTCTTTTTCGTGTGCAACCAAAATAAAGTTTTTATTTAATTTTTCAATAGCCTTAATTAAATTCTTAAACTCTATCTTAATCAAACCCCAAGCCCTTAAAGACATTGTGCCGTCAGGTTGAACAAATTTAGGATTATCTGCACATACCTTATCTGAAATTAAATCTACCAATTTCCCCAAAGTATCTACTACTATTGTCTTGTAGCCACTCAAATCCTCATTCAATACATCTAAAATGTCTTGATACTTTTCAACAGGAACACTATCGGTTCTATATTCAGGTTGAACACGATACAAGCCCCTATCAGTATCTAACAATAATGGCTTTGGCATTGATAACGCAACAGTCGTTTTGCCACCACCTGGGATGCCATAAATTGCACCCAACACCGTTTCTTTAATCGGTAATTCTTCTTTTTTCTTAATTAAACTCACCACTACACCTCACTTTCTATTCGCTTTTCTGCTTGCTTTTGCAATTTTATTTCTTTTTCTGTTTTTTTGTTTAATTTTTATCTTTTCTTCATGTGATAACATTATTTCTACACCTCATTTTCTTTCAAAAACTTGTCGATAACTTCAATTAACCATTCTTTAAAACTTTTTTGAGCTATTGCTAACTGTACATAAAATCTTTTCTTTCTATCTTCACCTACATCAGCCAACAAACGCCCACCGTCTTTTGGTTGTTTCATCTCTTTTTACCTCCTTTGAGTATATTGTATACGACATATAATTATTTGTCAAGCAACTTGTCAGATATTTTTTGCAACTGTTTATCTAAAAACTCTTTAGTTGTTTTGTCCTTACATTCAACCTGATAATCATATATTGCATTTACGATTTCTTCAATATCATCCAACTTGTGCCTCATTTTACAATTATCATCAGTCAATCGTATCGACTTCTTGGCAAGTTCAAGGATTTCTAAAAAAGACAGTCCATTGAAATAATTATCGTTTAACATATTCCTTACTGCTGACAATAAATAATCTGTACCTTGAATATTGACAAATATATAATCATCATATTTTATAGGTATATTAGAGTTAGTTTCTTTCCCTTCCAACCTATCAAACAACTCCTTAATAAACGCCTTCTGCGTTTTGACTACTGCGGCTAAATCTTTACTGCTCATTATTCACCTCACTAAAATACTCTATGCAAGCCTTATGTTTACTTTCTCTTTTTAATGCTTCTTGATATATTGGCTCAATGGCATTTTCAAATTCGAGTATTGCAAGGTCGATTTCTTGTGGAGTAAACTCCACCATCGGTTCAGGTTCAATTTTAACCGAATTACCACACATTCCGCAAAAACTTATCTTAAATATAAATTCACTATAAGGTTCAACAAAACCGCATAGCGGATAAGATTTTGGTTTTTCATATAAATAAAACAAGACTTGCTCATTATTTACAAGCAAATACCTTTCACCAAATTTAGTATTCAAACCTAAACAATAATAATAAACATAAGTAGAAAAAGGATATGTAGATATAACATTCCAAAACATAAATACTTTTACTTTATCAACTTTTGTATCGTAAATAGATTTTAACTTATCATACAAAGCCTTTATTCTCTTTTTAATTACAAGTTCTTTTTTAGGTTCTTTACCTTCATCATATTTTCCTAATTGTTCTACTTCTTTTTTAGTTAAATTTTTCCACATCTTCCACCTTAATACCAAGCCCCTCTAAAAACTTGATAGCACCCTCTTTATCGTTAGGGTCTATCACCGCACCCATATCTTGTGCCTTTGTAAAGGCTAACAAGCCGATGTTTGCTTTCGGGATTGTAAATACGCTGTCTTTAACCTTTAATCTATACATAATTTACCTCACTTTCAAAACACTTTACCATACAAATAATTATTTGTCAATAGGTTAGAATAATTTTAATTGCCTTTTATTTTCTTTAAAACTACGCATTATTATTTGCTTTGGTAGAAAATTGTAGCAATAGTAAGCTGAACCAAAATCTATTTTATCTTCAGTAACATTTTTAAATTTAATACGTTCCTCAAACATCAATAATTGCAAGTCTTTATTTCTAAACAACCGTTTTGGCGCAGCATCCCTTAACCAATCCAATGTCATAAGTAAAGCGAATGGCTTATTAAAAGATAATACACGCTCAAAAGTTTCTTTTTTGTGAGAAAATGGTGGATTACTTATGATAATATCCCAATGCTCTGGTTCATAACTATAAAAATTCTGTCCATAATCAAGATGTGAGAAAACTACGTTATAACCTTCTGCCTTAAACACTTTCACAAATTCGCTTTCTTCTTTATCAAACGGACACCAAATTATTTTCTTGCGAAATGGTTTCATAAACTCTAATAATGGTAATACACCATATTCGGGAGTATAACGTTCATCAGACTCTTTACTCATTAATCCTCCCATCCGAATTCACATATTATAAATTGCATTAAACTACCGCATAAAAACGAAACAAAAAAAGTAGTGAATGAAAAATGAAACCAATTTGTTTTAACAGAGGTTAAGGACAAAAAAGCACATGTGAATAAGTAACATATCCACCAAAATATATCTCTTTTAGTTTTATTTTTCATTAATCCTCGCTTTCTACTTTTTCAAATATTCTAACCATTTTAGGTATCTGATACGCTAAAAAATCAACTAATTGTTCATTTTGAGTATATTCCGGCAACCCACTTTCAAAGAAAAAAGCATGGATTATCTCATGTCGGATTATTCTTTTATAATCTTCTATACTTTCATCTTTAGCACTACCATTTATGACAATTTCTTTGTCATAATATTTAGTCAATCCACCATCACTACCTTCTTCGCTTTTAGGAAAATCCTCATCTTTTACTACATTAAACTTATATTTTGTGCCTAAAATATCTATGCTATCTGTCATATTTCTATCTCCCCTCCTGTGTGGCAAGGTTGCCATTCGCTATTTCCTCTGCTATATCCTTATCATTGAAAAACATTTTACAAGTTAACAATTGTCCAATTTCATTATGATTTACTAAATTATCTCTTAGTTGGTTTATATCTGTTGCTTGTATAGCAAAAGTATCTTTATCTTTTACAACTCTTAATTGTTCATTCCTATCTTGAACTAAATAAAGATATTCTCCGAAAAACCAATTCCATTTTTCTTTAACTTTGCCTTTAACCTTATCACCCTCATTGATAAAATCGTCAAAAATCTCACTATCTTCTAAAAATTCATACTCAATATTAGAATTAGTATTACCAAATTGAAATTTAATAATATCCTTTGAATGAGCATAAATCTTAATTTTATCTTCAACCTTGATTTTTGCAATCAAATCATTTAAATTTTCAACCTCGTTGAAAAATTTTAAATAACTGTCTTTCTGCAAAAATTTATAATATGGTGTAAAAAATGCGGTAATCATTAGAACTCCAGCCTTTCTAACCTACTTCTATATTTCTGTGCATTTTGCTTAAAATCAGGTGTCATAATCTCATTTAACTTATTATCAAGCCAAGTTAGAGCATTTTGATGAGTTATATTGCCGTTTTTAACTGTTTGTATAAGTATTCCAACTGTTGTCGCTAGTGCATTATCTCTATTATTCTGGCATATCTCACTCGCCCTTAACAACTCATCGCCAACTTTAGTAAACAAATTGTCATCAGTTAAACCGTTTATGTACTCGCCATCAGGTTTTTCAACTATAACTGTATTTTTCTGTTCCTCTTTTACAGGTTTATCATAAAACGACCAATCAAAGTAATCACCGTCTGTATTTACCCAAATTTCGGCTTCAGAATTACCACGATAATATCTACTATAATCTTTGCAAGCGTCATCTGCACCTAAATCAAGTGCAATTTTCTCCATAACACTCTGATAATGTTCTTTTTCTTTAGGCATTGGCTCTTTAACTTTTAAAACAACCCTAAATCTATCACACGCAGGTAATCCATGTTTCTCTTTCTGGTGGTTCATAGAAGTATAAATGACATACCAATAGTCTTTAAACTTCTCTTTCGCTTCCTCAATAGTCAAACCATCATCAAAATCAAGCCATAAAGTATTCTGAACACCAATACTATTTGCAGCACATCTATGACCGTCTTTAAATTTTTGAGCCGATAACGCTTTACTATTCAAAATCAAATCTGTAAACTCATCAGTAGTACACTCAACATATTCATATCCGTCCGCAGGATGTGGCGCTTTATCGTTACTATACGACACATTTATCAAAGTTTCTTCAGGTTTTATTATTTTTTGACATATCAACGCTTGTGTATTACCTTTTTTCTTTGCAGGTACTAACTCAAACCCTTTATCAGCTAATATATCTTGAACTGTTCCTAAACTTTCAGTAAACCATTTTGAAAAATAATTATCATTTACAAATCTTTGTGCCTTAATATCATTTTTCTTAACAATTTCACCAATATGATTAAGAAAATAACTTGCCAATTCACTCTCTTTTGTAATTTGTCGTTCTTCAAGTATATTATAAAGTGATTTTCGGCACTTTTTATAAAACTCTATCGCTTTACTAACACTATCAGCAGTAACTCTCGGCAAATCTTCACCTTTAAGTATCTGAATAAGCACCGCCATTTTAGTTATTTTCCAAGTAGAGTTCTCAATCTCAACCTTCTTAATATTATTTTCAAGTGTTAATTTGTTATCATACTCATAAAACTTACAAACTTCTCTCTGACACTCCTCATCCCAAGCGTCTAATGCTTCATTAGCTTCCTCTGTAAATACAAATTCCGTACCTCTCGGTAATTTATCATAAATTCCCTTAATTACTGTTGAACAAAACTGCAAATTTTCGTATGCTTCTTTCTTTTGTTGTATTGTAACTCTTGGTGGTGGATTTTTAGAATAATTTATTTCTCTATCAAAATAAAAATTTATACGTCTTGCATAACCGCTTTTTAATCTTCTTTTAAAATTCGCATTATTTTTAGCGTCCATCATTTCTTCAATATCAGACATAAATAATAATGAGAACGCAACACCTTTGATTTCTCGTCTTGCCGTACCCATACTGTCGCTTGGCTCAAACAATCCTTCATACAGGTTATTAAGACAATCGAGAAAACTCTTATTTACGCTCTGATTATTTTCAACACTAACCCTATAATAATCTGCAAACTCTGTCATTTGTGCGAATAACGCACCTTTTTTATATTTATCAATTTTTTCCAATTTACTATAAAGAGCCGCAGGAGTACCACCGTTAGTTTTAAAGTTAATTACACCACCGTTAGCATATTTTTTTTCTAACTTATGTTTTTCGTTACTATAATTTTTACTTGTTTCATCAAGCAACTCAATTTCTTCAGCCAACATAAGTCTTGCGACTTCTAAATCAAGACGTTTATACTCATCATCTAAAAATGGTATTACACATTCTTCAAACGTACTAACTGATTGGTTCTTTGCACCACCTGAACCAATAAAATTAACTGCATAATAAGCCAAAGTAGCTGGTTTTTTCAAATTATTTGTACTTGTAAACTTAATATCCTTTAAAGCAAACAAATGAGCCATTTTAGCATATAGCATATTTTCTACTGCTTGTTCTTCTATCTTATTTTTTAAGACAATTTTTATATTTTTAGTTATCTCTTTTACCAAATCCATTTTCTTCCACCAATTTTTTAAGTTCTGCAAATTCTTGTTTTCTTCTTAGATAACGTTCTCTTTTGTATTTCTTAATTTTTTCTTTATTTTCTTGTGCATATTTTGCAGAAATTTTATTTTGACATTCTTTACACATACTTGAATGTCCATCTTTAGTTTCAGGATTAGCATAAAATTCATTAATATCTTTTTCTAATCCACATTGAGTACATTTTTTTAACATATTTTTCTCCTCTTTATTTATATTATATCTAAAAAACTAAACTTGTCAAGTACTTTTAGTTGTTTAGATATTTCGAATATCTAAAAATCGTAAAAATAATGGTATCTATATATATATTTATAAATTTGCAAAAATAGGTGGAAAA